CAGTTGGCAGGCAGAAAACCAAACAGAAATACATGATATTGTTTTATATTGGCAGACTTTAAGAGAATTGCACAGAGGATAAAAAATGAAAAAACCTTATAATGTGTCTGATGATAAAATTAATACTTTGTTTAACATTTTATTTCAACAGGCACAAGATAAAAACTTTAAAGTGTTCGATAATCAGACAGATAAAGAAATATTATCTGTTTTACAAAACGGAAATATAGGATTTAATAATGCTAACGGAAATATTTTTTTATGTATAAATATCGACGGTGTTTTATATAAAAGAAGTATAAGCGAAAATGAACCTGCGGTGCCACAATCTTATATAACTCAAACTTACAAAAACGGAACAACTTGGTATAGGATATATTCGAATGGATGGGTAGAGCAAGGCGGAAGATACGATTATCAAGGATCTTATGGTTTTAAAGAAGTTACTTTAGCAATACCTATGAATGACAGTAATTACTGTTTATTAAATTGTAATAACAGGAGTAGTTCTGCCGGAGATCAAAGAGACGCTTATATTATAAGTTCTACAAAAATAGCAATAGGACACGATTATAGTGCTCCTATATGGTATGTTTGTGGTTATAAAGCTTAAGAGGTTTTTATATGTTAGGTAAAAAAATTTATAAACCAATTAAAAATTATGAAGATTATGCAAATACGGCTGTTTGGTGCAATGCAAATAATGCAAGTATTGAAGACAAAGGCGATTATTACGAAGTTGTGCAAAATAGCGAACCTACTACAGATGAACAAATTGCTGTATTAGAAAAACAAATAGAAAAAATAAATATAGATATGCTTAGAGATATATTAATTATTGATGATGACGAGCAAACAGCAGAAAAAAAACAAGAAGCAAAACAATATTTAGCACAAAAAAAATTACAAAAAAATGAATTGATAGAACAAATAAATAAATTAAGAGAGGTGGAATAAAATGGCAATTCCGGCAATGGTGGCTTTAGGCGGTGCAAGTGTTTTAAGTAGTTTTTTGGGTAACATGTTCGGAGCAAATGAGGCAGCTGCGGAAAGAAAAAGAGAAGACAGAAGTAAAGCATTAGCGAGAAGTTATCTAAGCGATTACGGATATGAAAATTACCAAAGTCCATACGAAGATTTTTTTAATAATTTAATTTCAACTTACGGTAGCGGAACATTGACAAAAGGTCAAGAAGATCAATTAAATCAAGCCGCAAACGAAGGAGCTTCTTCTATTGCTACAATTATGGCAAACAGGGGCGGAACCATAGGCGGACAAATTGCAGCAACTCAAAAGCTTAATAAAGATTTGGCAAGTCAGAGACTTGCGTTAAGCGATCAAAATGTAAATACTGCTTTGTCGGCAGCTGCTGCAAGAGATCAGTTTAATTTAAGTGATTGGTTGACGGGACAACAAGCAGGAATGAGACAAAAAGAGTTATTAGCACAATATTCTTAATATATTAAAAACATTTAAAAGAATAAATACAGGGGGCTTATATGGCTAATTATGCAAATAGCAGGGGTTTTGCAGGAGCTTTTAACAATTTGACCGGTATATTGAATATGTTTTTACAAAATCAGATGAATAGAAGTAACATTGAAGATGATAGAAAATATCAAGACGAGACTTACGAAAAAAAATTGAAAGACGCTATAGTAACAAGTATGATGAATAACGCTATAAAAGGTAATGCTGATTTATACGAAACAAGTTTAACAGGACAAGGAGCAGCAAGAACGATTACGCCGCAAACGGTTATGGGTAAAACTGTTTCTTCAGCTGCAACGCCGATTGAAACTGAAGACAGAATAACAAAAATTAATGCTGGTGATTTCGGTAGATTAAGAAACAATAGTATACGATATGTGCCGAGAACTGATATTGCAGGCGGTAAAACAGATTATACTGTTATGTTAGACGACCAAACAGCAAAGATTTTAAATAGCGTATATAACACAAAGTATACAGCAGGGCAAAGAGTGCCTTATAATTTGTTATCCGGATTATCATCTTTAACTACAAACCAAAGAAGACAGGAAAACGCCGGAGTAATAACGCCCAAAGAAGCTATGAACCAATTGAATAAGTGGAGAAAATCGTTTGATCCTTACGGAAACAAAAACGATGATGATATGTTAATTGGTATGGTAGAAGATCCGATAGCTAACGGATATTTGCAAAAAAGCGGATTATATGACGATGTATTGAAAAAATACAAAGAAGCCGTAAAAAGAAAACAAGATACTACCGATGATAATAATGATGGCGGTTTTTGGAGCAGATTGCTTGGTAATAAAAAACAAACAAAAACCGAACCAACAAACAATGAAAATACATTAAGACAACAAGCTATAGAGCAGTTAAAACAACAAGGTTATAAGGTTACCGAAGACAACATTAAAAAAGTTGTTGCACTTTTAAAGAAAAAATAATAAGAGGTTTTATTATGCTTGATTTGTCCGGATTAGATTTAGAAAAAGAAAATAAAAACAAAGTAGATTTGAGCGGATTGGAATTAGAAAAAAACGACAATACAATTGATTTAAGCAAACTTGAATTAGAGAAAGAGAAAAATCCTATTATCAAAACGCTTGAAAACGCAGGAAGTAAAATTTATGACGGTATAAACAAAATTACAAAACCTGCTATTGATACGGCTAAAAACATAAATGCTGTTACTGATGTGATTAAAAATACTGTTAATCCTGTAAATATAGTAAAAAATATAGCTAATAATTCAACGGTAAAAGAATACAACAATATCGAACCAAGTTTAAGAGCAAGAACAAAACAAGATGATAACGCAAAGGTTATTTATGAACCTGATAGCTTTGATATTTTAGGAAATAAAATAGCCGTTGCTTCTGCCGGTGGTAGTGTAAAAAACATCGAAGAGTTAAAAAAGCTAAAAGACAAACAAACTTTTGCTGTTTTATCTGCACAACTACCTACACTTGCTTTAACCGGTGCAATGCCTGTTACTGCGTTGGCAGGATTTGCAGGGTTACAACAATTAAAAAATTTGATAGTAACAAAAGCTAAAGGAGAAAAATATTCTCCTATGCAAATAAAAATGTTAGCTGAAATGTTACCGGAAGATACTAACGAATATGTAAAACTCGGAGCAAGTTTATTGGAAGCGATTGGAGATACTGCTGTTATAGGTGCAGGAGTAAACAAATTTAAAAAAACATTGTTGACAGACGCAGCAAACAACACAATTGATAAGCTTAAAAAAGCAGGGTATAAAATAACCTCGGAGCAAGAGCAACGATTTAAAACGGCTGTAGATAAAAGAGTTGAAAGTATAAGTCCGGATGACGCTGTAGCAATAAATATAAAAACAAAAATGGCAAAAGTGCCTAAAGCTACAGAAAAAGCAAACATCGAAGTTGAACCAAAAAGAATTGGTATGGAGCAAGATATTGTTAATACCGACGATAATATTAAAATAAATTATGAAAAAGATTTAAAAACTATAACCAAACAAATTGAAAACACAAAAACAAATATTGTTAAACAAAGATTAGAAAATGTAGTTGAAAATCCTACAGAAGAAACAATTAAAAATTTTCCTAATAACGTAAAAGGTGATTTTGAACTTGTAAAAGGAAATATTTATAAAATAAATAATTCGAGTTATGGGATATATGTCGGAGAAAATAAAGAGAACGGATTATTAGGATTTATTGGATCAGGAAACAATATAAACTATATAAGTCCAAACAATGTGTTAATCGATGTTTCAAGTAATTATCCGGAAATCAAAAATCCGGAAATTCAAAACGATATTTTGCAAAGCGAAAACGCAGAAAGCGACGCAATTATTGATAACAACGAAAACATCGATACATCTTTTAATCCGGCTGAATGGGATGAGAATTTTGCTAAACAGTTGGAAGATGAAGCTGTAGCTCAAGAACAATACGAAAAAATGATGATTGAAGAGCTAAAAGAAAGCGGTGCTATACCTACAATTAAAAGCGAGAAGCAAAGATTAAGAGATATGGGAATTGGTAGGATAGTAAGACCTAAAAAAGGTGATCCGAATTATGGAGAGTATGAGCATTTAAGTCCGAGAATAAGAAGAGAGTTTTTTTATGATGAAAAAGACAGGCTTGTAAATTCTAAAGGATATACATGGGATCAAGCCGAGCATACTTTACAGGAAGTAACCGGAAACGATAACGCAAGTATTTGGGAAGAACTTGAAGATATTGAAAGAAATGTAAGCAGATATGAAGATTTAGGGCTTGCGGTCGGCAAGGATAATGATAAAAAAATAAAAGCAACAGAGAATATAGGAAACGCTGTAATACACAATGAAACATTGCAAGAACAAAATTGTCCGATAACAAGACCGGTTGATTCTGTGCAGATAACCATTACAAGCAGTGTAATAAAAGATAAACAGTTACATCAAAAAGCTAAAGCAGGAGACCTTAAAAGTGCTTATGAGCTGGTAGATAAAATATTTGACACAAACGGCAAAAGTGCAAGCGTAAGAAAAAACATACAAAACAAAATTGAAGCATTAAAAGCGTTGAAAGAAAAATATCCTAATGCTGTAATTGTGCCGTTATGGTCCATAGAAAAAGCAGGTAAAAACAAAATTCCTTTTGCTTATGCTAAAAAGGTTGCGAAAATCACAGGATTAAAACCTTATGGTAAAATTAAACAAATAAATAAAACTCATCATACCGGTGCCGGAGCGATGGATAGAATTGTTGATAAAGCGGTATTTAGCGGCGAGGTAGTGCCTGAATTAGAATATATTATAGTGGATGATATATTTACAATGGGTGCAAATATTAATGAGTTAAGAAAGTATATTGAAAGAAACGGCGGTAAGGTTGTAGCAACAAGTTGTTTAGGTGCAGGAAAAGGCGGAGCAAATATAGGTGATGACAAAAACGCAAAAATATTGTATAATAAGTTCAGTAAGGGGGCAGTAGATGATTATGTCAGAAAAAACAATATCGCAGGATCCTCAGAAGAACTTACAGAGCTCCAAGCTCGACAGCTTATCCAACAAGCCGAGCAGGTTGATAACTCCGCAGGAAGCAGTGGAAATGGACAACGAAATGGAAGAATGGAAGAAGGATTGCGAAGCGGATGGGATCAAGTTTTACGGGGAAGAGTAACCGAAAAAACTTTAACCGAGCTTAAAGATAAGTTCGGTAATTTCCTTGTAGACAGTTTTTTTCAAAAAGAAAATCTTGCCAACAGTGCAGCGGAATTTACTACAGAACAAGCAAAATATTTATCTAAATTTAAAAATCTTGAATCCGTAAAAACAAAAGCCGACGATGTAAAAAACAAATTAAAACTTGAAGACGAAAATAATAACTCTATAGATTTGTCTTTAAGTAGTAAAACAAGACCGGCTTATAGTTCTGCACTTAAAACCGATGTAAAAATCAATAGTAACGAAAAGCCAAAAATGAGTGATTTTAAGTTATATCAAAGAACTTATGATTTGGCTACAAAATACATGGTTAATAATATTGCTGAAAGCAAATACAGACCGAGAAACACTTTAGGCGTGTATTATAATTATGGTAGCAGAAAAGGCAATATTTATTTAAACAGTTTGCTTAATGTGGATGTGGTAGCTCATGAGTTGGTGCATGCTATTGATGATAAGTTGCAAATTATAAATGACCTTTACGAGAAAGGATTTAAAGCAGTAACAACGTTTAAAGGTAAAAAAGCTATAACAACGTTTATTCCTGATATAAGCATTCCTGAAGGAAAAGCAGCTGATGAATTGTTAAAAGCGGCTAAAGATTTATATCCTACAGATATTTCAAAACAAAGTGTAAAAAGCAGATTAGCTGAAGGACTTGCTACGTTAATTCAACATTCGATAATTAATCCGGATATGATAGAAAATTTTTACGGTAATGCGTATAAATGGGCTATGAGTAATGAAACGTTACAATCGTTTAGAGATGACGCAAGACAGATTATTGTCGATTATGAAAGTTTAAATCCTGTAGAAAAACTGACAACTGAAATTTACGATAAAGCTCAAAAAGTGCAAGCAAAAACAAAAATTCCGCTTGGTGTAAGAATCGATAGTCAGTTGTTTGATAGTGAAGCTGTATTAAAAATGTTGGATAAAGACTTGTATTTAACAGCAAAAGGATATAGAACCGTTTTAAAAGGTATATTAGAAAATAATTTAACTAATAAAGACGGTAAGATGTATATAATTGATAGTCGTGGCAATCCGGTAAAAGTAAGCGACAATGTAAATTGGAGAACTTTAATTGAAGATGTGCAAAAGGCACAAAGTGAATTTAACGGATATTTGGTAGCAAGAAGATTTGTTACATGGTATGAAAACCGTGATAAAATAGCAAACGGAATTGAAGTTTTAGGAAATAATTTAAAAAAGTTGCAGCAAAAATATAACGAAGTAAGCGAGAAAATCAAGAAAGATGATTTTTATAATATACACGATCAGAAAGCGGCTTACGATTTGGAAAGAAGTTTAAGGATTGAAATTGATAAACTTACAAGACAGATTAAGCAAGAAGGCGAGAAGTTGCAGAATTTGCAAAGTATTCTTGAAAAGAACGGCAAAAATGAGCAGAATATAAAAGACGCTTATAAGTTTTTGGATAACGCACAAAACAGAGAGCTTGCCAAAAAATATGATTTTTTAATGAGATGTAATTTAACCGTATTAAGAACAGCAAAGCTGATTGATAAAGAAATGTATAATGAGCTTGTTGCTAATTACGGATATGCTCCGTTTAACAGAGTAGCTTATAACGAGCTTACCGGAGATGGTAAAGAGTTTGTTGAACAGTTTGGAGCAAAAAACGATGTTATACCGAAAATAGTATCTTCGAATTGGAATATTAAAAACTTGAAAAAAATCGAAGGTAGCCAATTGCCGATTTTATCTCCATTATACTCTTCAATACAATTAATGAAAGAAGCGTATAAGAAAAGTTATAAACAAATTGTAGCTAATAGAATGGGCGAGATTGCCGAGTTATATCCGGAGCTTATGCAAAAGGTTCCGTATAAAACAGGAGATGAAAAAAATAACAGTAAACTTGTTATAGTTGGAACAGACAGAGCTACAGGCAAAGAAATAAAACAGACTTTAGAAATGGATCCATTTGTTAAAAAGGTTTGGGATAGTTTGATTGATAACTACAAAATGAGCGTTGTAGAAAAAATGATGGTTGCTCCGGCAAAGTTTTTTACATTGATGACAACGGCAGAAAATCCTATTTTTGCAATAACAAACTTTGCGAGGGATCAGATAACAGCAAGCGTTAATTCAGATATGGGATATGTTCCGTTTTTTACTCCTATAATGACTTATGTTAAATGCAGACAAAATCCTGAATTAAGACAATATTTTGATGAATACAATGAGTTATTTGGTGAGAGTAATACTTTTCTTTCAAATTTGGATGAAGTTAATCCGGACGATTTAGCACAAGCATTTAAAACTAATGCGTTATATAAAATATTTGGATATGGTAAAAAAATATTATCGTTTTTACCGAACTTATCTGAAGTTGTAACAAGAAGAACCGAGTATGTAAAAGCAAGAGGAGCTGGATTTGATATTATTACAGCTAAAAGAATGGCTGACGAAGTTTCTGTTCCGTTTGGTGATAGAGGAATGTGGGGCGGTGGTTTCGGAAGATCGTTGTTAAGGTCGGTTCCTTACATGAATGCAGGGCTTCAGGTAGTAAGACAAGGTATAAGAAGTTTATTGACAACAAAAGGAAATAATTTATTAGAAAATCCAAAGATTGTCAATTTGCAACAAAACAGTAACGGTGTTTATGAATATAAAGAAAAAAATAAATTTTTAAAAACCTTGTTTGCTATGATGGGATTAGGTGTAATTCAGACAGCTGTTTCGTTGTGGTGGGATTATATAGACGATAAAACAAGAAAGAATCTAAAAGAACAGTTAAATCCTGCTCAGTTTATAAGATTTGCTTATTTGCCATGGGGATTTAATGATACGGATTTATTAAGGTTACCATGGGAACAGTTGTATTCTTTTCCTGCTGTAATAGGTGCGATGATACATGATGAACTTAAAAATGATTACGATTATAAATTAAGCGAATATGCGGAAGTTTTAACCGGTGGAGTTATTCCGGATAACTTTAATGTTATTGTTCCTTTGATTAAAACTTTAGCTGAAAAAGATAATTCAGGATGGGAACAGTTGATGTATAGAGATTTTCCGCAAATAGTAAAAATAGGGTTAATGCTTGGCGGTGGAAAAAAGACCTATCCGACGTTACAAGATATTGTTCCGAAGTATTTGCAGAAACGAGAAAAAGCTATGCAGTATGATGAAAAAACAAGCGACCTTGCGAAGTTTTTAGGCAAACAGTTTAATATTGCTCCTATAAAATTAGATTATTATCTTTACAATGTAGCCGGGCAAGTTGGCAGTATGTTTGAAAAAGGTGCTGAATTTATTATTGATAAATTGTCCGGAAAAACAGAAACAGGGCTTACTGATTTTATTACCGGAAATGTTACGGAAAAAGAAAAAGCATTTAGAAAGACCGTAATGCCATGGTTACAGGAAAGTTATTTTATTTACGGTAGAGAAATGCAACAGTTTTATGATGAAAAAGAAAAGTTCGAAGCGTTGGAAAAATCTCATAAAGAAGGATTAAGAAAATTAAATTCCGAAGAGTTAAAATATTTATCGGCTAATGCTCCGCATATAAGAACTATCAGTAAAAGAATAAAAGATTATAACAAGTTTGTTAAAAACGCTACCGATAACAGAAAAAATTTAACGTTTAAACAACAAAAAGAAAATGAACAAACTAAAATCAATATGGAAAATCAGATTATAGATTTGTTGCGCAAGTGGAAAAGAGCGGTTAAAAAAGCAGCTTAATTATAATTTGTAACAATTAAAAAGACTATTGTATTTTGCAATAGTCTTTTTTTTGTTGTATAATTTCAAAAAGAGGGAGACAATGGAAAATATTTTAAATATTTATGCTCAAGTGCTTAACTTAAAATGGCAGTTAAATGCTATGATAATAAATCAGGGTTTAGAGATTATTGACACAATAAACGAACACAAAAGATGGGAAAGAGAATACGAAGATAATAAAAAGAGAATTGATTTTCGGTATCAGCAAATAAGACAAGAAGCAGAAAAAAGATTTGGAAAAATATAAATAGTAATATAATAGATTTAAGTTTGGGTAAAATTTGGGTAAATTTTATAACGTTTTGGAAAGGTTTGGAAAGGTTGAAAAAGGTTGAAATTTATTCAAAAATCAATAAAAAGTCGTGTAAAACAGTATTAAAAGAGTGGAACTGCTGCCATCGTCTAGCGGTTTAGGACATCGCCCTCTCAAGGTAATATCTCTCGTCTATATGGGTAAAATTTGGGTAAATTTATTATTTAGATTTGGTTAATTTACTCTTTAATTCAAGCAATTCTTTTATCTTTTTATCGATTTCCTGAGGCGTGATTTGATGTATGTTGTATATATTATTTGCTATGGTTTGTTCTCTTTCCTTTGTGTAGTGAGCATAAATCTCTAATACTTTAGGATTTTTTATCCTTGCTACTTTCATTATATCCCTATCTTTTATTTCCGGATTATTTATTGCATGACTGACAAAAGTGTGTCTGCACATGTGAGACCTGCCTTTGCCTATAATCTCTATAAATCGTTTTTTTATTTGTTTTGAAATAACCGAGCGTGCATTTTTGCTTGTATAATCTTTACCGCATATAAAATCTGATTTACGTGGTAATTTTTTTATATAAGCAATAAAATCGGTTGGCATGGTAAGCGATATTCTGTTTGGATCCGTGCGTTTTGTTTTGAACGGATATATAAAAATTTTACCTGTTTTAAAATTAATATCCTGCCATTGAACCGACACAGCTTCTTTAATTCTTAAAGCAAAACTAAACATAAGCCAGCATATTGTTTTAATATGAGCCGGTTGAATTTGGTTTAATATTTTTTTTCTTTCATCGTTTGTAAAAAATTCTATATTTTTAATTAATTCTACAGGAGCGTCTTTTATAGGTTTTGCCGGGCTTTTTATATTTAACTCCAAAGTATTAATAGCGTAGGTCCACATGCTTTTAATTACATGTAGTTGTCTGTTTGTTGTGGACGAAACAACTGTTTTTCTGCGTTCCGCAATAAAACGATTTATATTTTCGTTATCTAATTCTTTTAAATATTTTATATGTAAAATTTCATCGATTTGTTTTATTACTGTTTTAACCGCTGATGGTTCGATTTCGTTCGGTATTACATAATTGTTGTAATAAAGTTGACAAAAATGAGACCATAAAAGAGAATCGATATTATATTTACCGTTATAATCTGCTTTTGATTTTTTTAGATCCAATAAAAATTGTGCCTGCTCAAGCTCGGCTTCTCTTTTTAATAAACTAACGCAAGTATGACGACGAAAATGACCGTCAACATCGAAGTATCTAAAACTGAATTTACCGTTTCTTTCTTCTAATTCTTGCATTGTTATTTTTCCAAATTTAATCCGGATAAATTTAATCGATTATTATTTTTAGAGTTCGATCTTAGAAGATCTCCTACAGTTGTAATATCTCCGGTTATAGTATTTAATCTAATATCTCCCCTGTTGTTAAAAGTATAGATATGTGTTGCTTGACCGACAAGAAAACCTATAACAAAAGCCAAAATAATAATTATTGTTGTTCGCATTTTTATCTTCTATCTTGACCGTAACCGTTGTAATATTCTGATGTTCTGTCGTTTCTGTAATAATTCGATCCTGTTTCTCCTGTATAGGGATTATAGTTATCTTTATAAGAGTAATTATCTCTTGACGTGTTATTTGGAGACGACCTATAATAACCATTTACATAAGTTCCATCTTTACGATAATAACCATTTACATATTGATCCGCCAAACATAACGCTGGTATCATCAAAAACAAACAGCATAATAGAATTTTTTTCATTTTTGTTTTCTCCTTAATTCTAATTCTTTTTTAAGCAATTCAATCTCTTTTTTAAGCAATTCAATCTCCTTGTCTTTTAGATCTTGTTTTTGGATTGTCTGATTTACTTTGCCTTTGGAGTTAATATTGATTTGGACGTCTGAAAAATTTTTATTATCATTCAATAAATCCTCTACAGATATATTTAGTGCCTTTGCTATCTTTTCTAAATTTTCTATTTTAGGATTCCTTGTTCCGCTTAGCCAATTTGTTAAAACTTGTCTATGCACACCAATCTTTTTTGCAAGGTCGCTCTGACTTAAACCTTGCTCTAATAATAAATGTTTAATTTTGTTTTTTAAATTAGTTATTTTCATTCTTTTAAAAAAATACTTGACAAACTTTTAAAAAAGTTTTACAATCAAATCAAAAGTTTTACAATCAAATCAAAACAAAAAATTGGCGAAAGGTAAAAAAATGGGTAAAAATCTTTTTTTCTTATCACAACAAACTTTTATAAAAAATCATAGCGACAACAATAATATTGTTGTATCTTTCGCCAAAAGAGAGCTATGAGCCGGCTGTAGGTTATCTTACCCATATCCTACAGCCTTTTATTAATTATAGCCGTTTTGTGTAGTTTTTGCAACGGTTGTAAAAGGTTTTAAGGGGGTTGTATGCAAGTAGTAAATGAAATTAAGCCCGATGTTAAGGAGCTTTTTGGCGACAAATATGTAAATGCGGAGTTTTTGAGACAATTTTTCGGTTTAAAAGATAGAGACGGAGTTTATCATCGTATGAAGATTTGGGGAATTGCAGGTAAAAAATTCGGAAACGGTTGTAAATATTGGAGTTTAAATAAAATTAAAAAGGAGCTGGACAAATGAAGGGTTATCAGGTTGATAAGGTAGGGAAATTATTGGAGAGAGTGTTAAGGTTTACTTATCACAAAACAAAAATCAAAAGAACTCCGTATTTAGACGGTATGATTATCCGCAATTATATTGTTACTCAAAAAATAAAAGGTAATACAGAGCTTTATAACGCTTATTTGCAATACACAAAAAACAAAACTGAAAAAATCGGCGTAGGTATGAGCAACGCCGGTGGTATGGGTTACGTAGTAGGAACATATCAGTTTGATTTTGATATTGCAAAAGCAAAATTAGACGTAATAAAAAAATATCAAGGAGAAGAAAAACATGTTTAGAATGATTTGGGCTGTAGTAAGAACAATTTTAATTCCGGCAGCGTTGGTTTGGTTTGTATGTAGTTTAAGTTGTGCATGGTATTTTAAAGTATTTATGATTTTATTTGTGGTTAATTCCGTGATTAATGATTACCGGATCGGCTATTGGAGAAACGAATTAAAAACAAGGATACATTTAGGAAGATGGTAGTTGAAGTTGTGGAGTTACCTGTATTTTATCAATGGGAAGATGGTAATTACGGCGTTAGAAAATTTAAATTGGAAGTAATTGAAAGCAGTATTAAAGAGCAGTGTAAGAAGTGTTTTTTTAACCTGAATAGGTTTCATTGTCCTGCGGTGCCATGCGGAGCGTTCGCAAGGAAAGACGGTAAATATGTTTATTTTAAGGAGACAAAATAATGGTTCCATTTTGGATTAGACGTTTTTTCTGTAAAGAATATAAAAAACCTTTATATTTAGCAATCTTTAAAAGCTTATACAAAACTACAAGTTATCCTGTTTTTGAAACAGAGGATAATCTTTTAGATCATCTTTATTTTTTATTAGGCAAAGAATGTTTAAAACCTTTAGAAGGAGCGAGTTTTTCTAACCCTTTCGGAGTCCATTTTGATGACGGTTGGAAAGTTTATATTCGAAGATGTAAAAATTTAGATGAATGTATTAAGTTCGGTTCGAACTTAAATTGTGATAAAAAAGATTTTAAACTACTTGTTTTATCAGATAGACAACATTTTGATTATTGGCACAAAAAACTTAATTTAGCTAAATACAAAAACGAATCCGGTTGTCATTTATATGTCGACTGCGATTATTCAACAGAGACTGAAATAAAAAACCAACAAATAGACGGAAGTTTTAAGTATATAGACTTTGTTAAAAAATACGGAAAATATAATTTACAAGTTTGTTAAAACGCAAGGAGAACAAAGAATGAGGGATTTTTCTGAAATGATAGAAATCGAAATAGACATAATATGTCGTTTGTTTAAACAATTAAACTTTAAATGTATAGATAAAAACAATATTTATAAAGAAATAGAGTCAAGAAACAGAGAAATCTTATCAAAACGAGAATATATTTTTCAAAACGATAGAATAAATGTTTTTCTTGAAGTCAGAAACACTCTTTGGAACAAAGGGAAAACTTATTTAATGATAATTAGAATAACAAATAACACTGGATTCGGATTGATTAATTTATGTGAAAGAGAATTTAATTTTTCATCCGAAGAAGTGTCAGTTATAGGAGATTTTTTTATTGCATTAACTGTTTTTATTAGAGAATATAAAAAATTTGAAACGCAGGAGCAAAACAATGTTAATGTTTCATCTAAAGAAAGAGTGGTTTGAAAAGGTAAAATCCGGAGAGAAAACACACGAATATAGGATTTGGAATAAATATTGGATTAATAGAATATATAAGCATTTAAACTTGGGAACTTATGTATATATTCCGCCTAATCCTAACATTGTTTTTACTTTAGGTTATCCTAAGAAAAACGACAAAGAAAAAATAATAAAAGCGATTATAAAAAGAGCAAGAATTATTGACGGTAAAGATACGGATTTAAAGTATAACGGAAAAGTTTTTGATATTGAATTTAAGGTATTAAAAAATGAGTAAATTTCAGGTAAAAAGCAAATTTAAACAGGGAGATACCGTCTATGTTACACATTGGTTAGGCGATAAACTGACAATAGATAAAATCACAATTCGTGTTGTTAGAGGAGAATTAATAGGGAATACTGTATTTATTTATTATTTAGACGACTTTAGACGAGTGTTTTACAACGACTATTGTTACAAAACGTTAAAAGGTGCAAGAATCGGCTTAAAGAAATTCATAAACAGAATAAAAAAGAAAAAGGGTTAAATATATGCGTTATATAACATTAAAAGAATTGGAAAATAGAAAAAAATTTTTAAAAAACAGAATCGAAAAATTGCATGCGGAGTATGTAGCAAAAGCATTACAAGAAGAAGACAGAAGAAAAAAAGAAGAAAAAGAACGGGAAAAAATTGCTAAAAAAAACAAAGAGATATTTTATCCGCATTTGCATTTTGAACGTGATTTTATGCATGAAGAAACAGAACATGTAAGAATGTTGCGGCATTGTATATCTGAAATAGATTTTTTAATTGAATTTATAAAAACAAAATTTGGCGACAAAGAGGGAATAAATAATGAAAATAGCTGATATGAAAATTAGTGATTACAAAGTAGGTAGAGTAATAGAAGAAGTCGATGGAAAAAAATGGATAATACAGAAAGTAATTCATAAAGACAACAGACAGGTTGTGGTTAGTGTAGGAAGAGGACATACTTTGCAGATTTTTTTCGCACTGAAAAAAGAGGACGAATAAATGATTAATACAATACTTAGATTAATTAAATATCATTACGAAAAAGACGAAGAGCAATTTAGAGATGTTTGCAGACAAATAATACTTGATTTTAGAACAATGGACAAGTTTGATTGTGCTGAAATGATAGCGGTGTATATGGGAGAAAGAAAAGAACATGTGTGGAGTGTAATGGATCCGGAAAGCGAAATTGAAAAAATGAAACGAGAAATAAGAGAACTCGAAAAACAATTAAAAAAGAAAAAAGATCTGTTTGTTAAATTTTTACAAAGGAAACAATTAAATGGACGACAAGATAGTTGTTGAGTTTAGCAGGAAAGAATTATTAGTGGTCTGCAAGGAATACAGAAAAACACACGGCTGTGAAGATGGATGTCGCAAAACCGACGATGATTTATTAATTTGTAATTTAATGTTTCCATGGGATTTGAATTTTAAAATTTTAAATAGAGAGTTTTGGCTTTGCATGGATGATATTCAAGAAATATCACAAGAAACAATAAACAGAGTAATGAAACATTTTAAGAAAAAGGAGAGAGCGGATGTCGATAACAACAAGAGATAAAATTCAGGCAATAAAAAGAGAGTTGGGATTTAGAAAAAAAGTATATCCTAATTTGGTTTTAGCTAAAAGAATGACACAAACTCAGGCAGACAGACAAGTTGCAATATTCGAAGAGATTTTAAAAGATTATGAAGATTTGCAGCAACGAGAAAACAAACAAATGAAATTATTTTAAGGGTGCAAAATGAAAGAATTTCCTCAAGATTTAAACGCTGAACGAGCTATAGTAGCTTGTATGGTTATAAATTCCGATACTATCGGCGAAATTTGCTCGAGATTAAACGAAAATGATTTTTATATGGGAATACACGCAGACATATTTAATGTATGTAAAAAACTATGGACAAACGGGCAAAGTGTCGATCTTGTTACGGTAAACAACGAATTAAAAAGCAATAAAATTTACGCCGAAAAAGGCGGTCCGGTTTGGCTTACTAATTTAATTAATAACGTCCAAACTACGGCGGGATATAGAAGTTATATCGATATTGTGCGAGAAAAAAGCATATTGAGAGCAACTTTGAAAGCGGCAATGCAAATTGCAAACGATGTATCAGAACAAACCAAAACTGCAAAAGAAATATTAGATAATGCACAACAAGAATTATTTGCCGTTGCAAGTGAAAACGTTAAAGATAATAGTTTGACGGAGATTTATAAAGATATTGTTTCGGCGGTGCAAAACATCGAATATTTGCATAGCAACAGGTCCGCTGTGCCGGGGCTTGCAAGCGGATTTGTCGACTTAGACAAAAGGATTGGCGGATTTCAAAACGGAGAACTGATAATTATTGCAGGGCGTCCGTCCATGGGAAAGACCGCTTTTGCGTTGAATATTGCCGAAAATGTGGCTACATCAGGTAAAGCGGTTGCGGTGTTTAGTTTAGAAATGAGCCGTAAGTTATTAATACAAAGGTTGTTATCATCCGTAAGCGGTATGAGTGCAAGTAAACTGAAATACGCAAATATTGCAGATAATGAATGGGCTGAATTATCTAATGCAGCTCAATCGTTAGGAAGTATGAATATTTTAATTGACGACAGTGCCGATTCTACGGCTTTTGATATTCGAAGCAAGAGCCGAAATTGTGCAAATAAATTAAAAACCAAAGGAAAGCATTTAGATTTGATTGTAATTGATTATTTACAGCTTTTAAGAGGAGATAGTAGTATTAAAGATAAAAACAACCAAATAGCTGATATTTCGAGGCAATTAAAAAGTTTGGCAAGGGATTTGGATGTGCCTGTTATTGTTTTAAGCCAGCTTTCAAGAGCTCCTGAACAAAGGGGAGTAAAAAACTCTATTCCGGTGTTAAGTGATTTAAGAGATTCCGGAGCGATTGAACAAGACGCAGATGTTGTTTTGTTTGTGTGGCGTGAGGGATATTATAAACCGAACGACGATACGGTGCAAAGAAACGCCAAAATACGAATAGGAAAAAACCGTAACGGTGCGTGTGGCGATATAGATTTAATATTCGAAGCAACGCAAACTAAATTTTTTAATAAGGAGAACGAGCAATATGGATGATTTATTTGAAAATAAAAGAAAAGGTTTAATCGATGTTGAAATATGGGAAAGATTAGCAGGGCTTAGGATCGCAGGAGAAACACATCAGGTGTTATATGTAATATTGGCTAAGACTTACGGCTACGGTATGAATAAAAATTGCATAGAAAACATCGAGTTTGTGGAACTTACCGGATTAGGCGTTACAAATGTTTTAAGAGGCTTAAAAAACCTACAGAATATGGGAATAATAATAAAAGAAAAAGTAGGCAAAAAAAACTATTTTACGGTTGTAAAAAATACGAAAAAGTGGCAACAAATTATCAATATTGATAATGCGGTTGAAAATTCAAATAAAAATCAAAAAAATAGCTTAAAGATAGACGATAACCAAGAAAAAAAGGATGTTAAAATTATCAATATTGATAACAATTTAAATAACGAAGAAAAAAAAGAACAAATTATCAATATTGATAACACGCTTGAAAATTCAAAAAACGACTTAAAAATCAATAATAATTTACAACAAAATAAGGAAATTATCAATATTGATAATAAACAAGAAATCAATTCAAAAATCAATGCAAATTTGAATGAATACGAAATTACAAAAAAAAGTTTTTATAATAATATATATATAAATAATATTAAAATTAATATCGAAGATATTAATAACAAAAAATCATTAATCAATTCTGATAACGCAAGTAAAAGACTTTTAGGTTATTGGTGTATGTTGTTTCAGTCCGAATTTAATAATCAATTTAAATGTAATTTTAAAAAAGATATGAGCATAATGAACAGAATATTTACAACTTATGGAGAACTTAAAGCGGCTTATATTATTAAAGAATTTTTTAAACTTGCGACGAATAAATCTGCTTGGCAATATAATAAATTTTCGTTGGAAGTATTAGAAACATCCTGTAATCAAATTTGTGTTGCAGCAGTAAATAAGAGAAAAGAACAAGAAAAACAAAAAGAACAAACACAACATATAGATATTAAAGAAAACAAAACACAAGATATAGTATATAAGACTGTGAATTTTAATGTAATGATGGCAGATTTAAAAAGTAAATACGGACAATTTGAAGCACTTAAACATATAGACGAATATAAAAAAAATTGGAAACAAGAACTTACGAGACTTGTGCAAGTTTTAAAAATTATCGTGCATAGGTAAAAAATATGTTGACATTTTTTTTAAAATATATTAAAATCAAATCGGCGAAAGATAAAAAATGGGTAAGAAGGACATTTTTTTCTTTGGCTTTTTTTATTTGCAGTTATAATAATTTAACAAATATGGACGGTAATAAGCAGAGTTAAACTCTGTTTATTGCCGTCTTTTTTATTTTATGACGAGAAAAAGACAAAATTTGTTGTTTGATATAGACGAATATAAAAGCAAAGCTCCAAAGATAAAATTGATTCCGGATGAAAAGTTTTACAAGTTTGTTAGACGAAAATATGTAGAACGGAAAATATCCGTTAATTATAAAAGCAAATTAAGATCAACAGAATATAACAGCTATTTGAAATTTGAAAAAAAAGCAAAGATAACCGCTTTAGGACGATATACCAAAATTGAAAGATTTGTTATTTTTTTACATTTTCAACTTGGTTACGGTCGTCGAAAAATACATAAGTTGATAGGTGTAAGCGAACGGCGGATATATGCTTTACTTTGCGAAATTAAATAATACCGTATTTGATACCGGTATAATGATTTTATCGTCTATAAAATTAAGATTTTAGAAGTTAAAAATATTAGGTTGTCGTGCATAAAAAATAATATGGAAAATACTGAAAATTTAGAAAAAATTAATCTCCCTGAAACAACAGTCAATGCAATAGTTTCTGACCTTTGCATAGGGCTTGTTTCGCACGACAAAATTGCAAAAAAACACAAAGTGTCGCCTGATACAATAACTAAGATAAACAGGCTCTTTGGGGAGAGAATAGGACAGGTAAAAAAGGAAATTCGAGACACCGTCCTTGCTACAACAAAAAATTGGGCGACAAAGACCGTCGAGAGTCTGCAAGATATAACAAAGGATATATTGACGGAAATAGGGCTTAAAAAGAAGAGAGAAAAAGCCTCATTAAGTCAATTAGCTATGGCGATGGCTATAGCAATAGATAAAATTCAATTGCTTTCAGGCGGAGTAACGCAACGCACTGAGACCGTAAAAATGACAAGTAAAGCCGAAATTATAGATATTTTAACCGACGGAAAACGACAAAACCAAAAAAGTATTGAAAATTCAACAAGTTTTGAGAGTGCTAATTTTGAAAAAAATAACGAAAAAAACGAAGATAATTCAAAAGTTACAAAAGTTTTAATTAAAAATATATTGAAAAATGAATCAAATTTAATGAATTAGGTGGTCTTTGGCAACTTAACATAACGTGAGTTATAGGAACAAAGCTCGTTTTTGCGGTAGTTATTTTAAAGGGTTGAATTTGACCTTTTAAGGAATGTTTTAAACTGATTTGGCGTGTGATAAAAAGTAAATTTATCGTGCATATATGTATTTTACATGATAAGTTTTAAAATGTCAATAGATGTCTGTATCAGGATCAGACAAAACAAACAATCGCACAAGCCATATCAGACACACAAACAAGCAAAAATAAAGCAAAGTTTCCGACGATAAAACAAAGAATTTGACGCCTGAACTTAACATAATATCAAGTTCGGCACCGGACACGGTTGCCGGTAGGTCCCGACAGCGGCTCCGGCTTATAAAATGTCAGCCTTACAGAGAGTTTTTTATAAAAAGCGAGATAATAAGGTAATAAAAACAATTTAATTTTGTTTTGGGCTAACGGAAAGGCTGAAATTTTAAGAGATTTATCTTTGTTGGTATAAATTAATGCTGTTGTAGTTTAAGCGGTTAAAATTTCAATGACTTTAAATCTGTCCACCGATAGATTTAGACAATTGACGATGTTTGTTCGAATCAAACCAACGGCGTTTTTAATTTTATCAGTTTTGATAATTTCGAGTTTTTAAGAAATTAAAAGCCTTTTATTAAGTGGTAGATTTTGAAAAAATTTTTTTTAAAGCCGGGCGGATTATCAATATTGATAATTTGCAAAAAAGCAACTTGCCAGCAACTTAAATTTACGACGATAAAATATATTTTTTCTTTTTTTCTCGGCTTAAAAAGCAACTTAAAAGGATAAGCAGATGAATTGTATTGATTGTAATTTTGCCACTGTGGAAGATAGTAAAAAAGGAACTTACTTTTATTGTGCAAAATTAAGAAAGAAAATAGATAGACCGTTTAGGCGGTGTATGGATAAAAAGGCAAATTTAAAAGACAAACATATTGATTTGTATATGAGATTGTATAAGAAATATACAACAAAACAGATTGCCGATAAATTCGGGTGGAGTTATAACAGGTTATACGCTTTTATACAAAATAATTTGTTGCCGATATAATGCTTTCTTAGTTTAGACGGAAGAACACCAAAGAACCGGTGTATTTGGGAGTGTAGGTTCGAATCCTACAGAAAGCGAAAAACATAGAAAAAGTTTTTTAAAAAAAGGAGACAGAAACAAAATGGTTGATTTAAACAGTGTAACATTATCAGGCAGAGTTACTGCCGATAGTGTGCAAAGAATGACTAACTCAGGAAAAGAGCTTACAAGTTTTGCGATAGCTTGTAATGACGATTACAAAAACAAAAATACGGGCGAATGGGTAAACAGAGCTTATTTTTTTAATTGTGTTATTTGGAAACCGATAGTATTAAAAAAAGGAGAACCGGTTATTGTTACAGGAAAACTTGAAACAAATACTGAAGAGTATAACGGAGAAAAAAGGACGTATATTAAAATTTCGGCAAACAGGGTTATGAAAGTTATTGTTGAAAAGAAAAACTCCGAAAATACGGCACAGTCTGACACGCAACAGCAAGATAACAGAGCCGTTGAGGAAGACGATATACCGCCGTTTTAATGCTGTCTCCTTAAAATACAGCATGGCTCCGTTATTTTAACTTTTTCTGGCGGAGCCAAAACGGCAGGCAGAAAAATAAAAAATAAGAGGATATTAAAATAATGACTTTTAAACAGTTTGTAAAAATTGCCGAAGTTGCAAAAGATAACGGATATAGAGAGTGTTATATTAAAAAAATAAATGCTTCTTTTTTGTTTAAGAAAAATATTTATTTTAACATGAGCGGAATTTACAGATATGAAAAAGGCAGGTTTGTTGTAGTTTGTGATTTTGAAAAAGTAAAAAAAGAAACAGCAGAAAATATTTGTAAATTATTAGGGTTTGAATTTAAGGAGACAAAATAATGACAGACGAAAAATTTGAACAAGTAGTAAAAAATCGTATAGAAAAAATAAAAAATGTTTTAGGTAATAAAGCCGAAGAATATGCAAGCAGAATTGACAGATTGCATAATTTTAACGAAGCAAGAAAGATTTTTAGATGTGAGACAAAAGAATACGCTTTACTCGGTATGCTAAACAAACATTTGGTAAGCGTTGTTGATATGATTGAAAAATGGGAAAAATACGGTATTTTACCAAGCGTAAGTATGGTTGACGAAAAAATAGGCGACACTATCAATTATTCGATTTTACTTGAGGCTTTATTTTTGGAAGATATTTTAAATAATGCAACAGAAAAAAATACGAACGGAACGTGTCATTGCGGAAAACACGAAGATAAGCCGAACGACGATGTAGAAACAAAAGAAGTCTTTGTAAGAGAAAAATGTATAGTTGTAAGGTTTAATGATAAAACAAATATAAATCAGCCGCTTAAGTGTCAGTGTGGCAATGAATTTTATATTGATAAAGTAGTGCACGGATATATTTTTCAATGTCAAAAATGCAAGCAACATTTTATTTTACAAGAGGATAAAAATGGTTAAAAAATATGCTGTTGTAGAAGTAAAACAAGGAGACTGTATATTTAGACAATTTGACACTTTTGAGGGAGATTATTTTTGCAATCATGATAAAGTGTGGCTTGACAGTAAAAACGATTGTAAAGGATGTAAATATAAAGATTGCGGAGAAACCGCAAAACAAATTAAAAGTAAAATAAAAACGGCTTTAATGAGAGAAAAAATTTTTAGTTTTGAACAGATAAAAACGGCGGTAAATGCCGTTATGAATTTTGTGGGAACAAAGGAATAATATTATGCCAAAGTTTTCAGAACAAAGTTTTTCGTTGCTTAGACAATGCCATAGAGATATACAAGTTGTTGCTATGGTTGTTATAGAAAAAATAGATTTTACTATTTTATCTTCTACTATAAGAACAAAAGAACAACAGGCACAGTATGTAAAAGAAGGTAAAAGTAAAACAATGAACTCTAAACATTTACTTGTTCCATCACAGGCGATTGATATTGCTCCTTATCCGATTGATTGGAAGAATAGAGAAAGGTTTGCATATTTAGCTGGATATTGGTTAGGAGTAGCTGAAAGATTTAAAAGCTTAGGACTTATAACGTCAAATTTCAGATGGGGCGGAGATTGGAACAGAAACGGAGAAACAAAAGACGAAAAATTTTCAGATATTCCTCATATAGAAATTATATAAAGGAGAAAAAAACTATGGCAAAGAAAAAAGAAGAGCAAAAACAAGAAGAAAAAACAGTAATGGAAGAGGTCGGAGTAAATCCAACAAACGATATTGAGCAAGAAAAACCTAAAACAAAAGAGACGCAAAAAAAATGTGGAAGATGTGGAGCCGAACTTATTAGCGGTAAAACAGAATGTCCCGTATGTTTAGCTCCTGTAAATTGGGAAAGATAAAATTTTTATTTAAGGAGTAAAACACAATGATAAGAGATTTAAGTAATGCTAAATGTAGTTTTGGATATTTTGAGGCAAGCACTGCTATCAGAAGTATAAAAATCCCTAATGACGCAAAAGGTGTAAAAGTTTTTTGCGAAACGGATACGGTTTTTTTTAATGTAGACGCTGATCCGGGAACACCGGGAGACAATACTTTGACCGCAGGCGGATTTGCTGTTGCCGGAATATTGGAGCCGAGAATTTTGCAAGACGGAGTTGATAGAACATTTAGGATAAAAGCTGCAAATACATGTTCTGTATTAATTGAGTTTTGGGGATAAATAAAAAAATGGATTTTACAACATTATTAAAAGATTTTGGTGTTGTTGGTATTTTTGCAATGCTTGTTGTGGCGGTTGCAAAATGGGGTATGAATTACATTGATTCCATTAGACAAGACGCAAAAAACGAAAAAACCGAGCTTATGAATTTTATAACAAAGCAACAGGAATTAGTTAATAACAGTTGGAAAAACATTGAAGAATTGACAGTTGCAATTAAACAATTGTCAGCTGATATAAAAGCACAGGAGCATAAACAACAATGACAGAAAAAGACAGAAAAAGAGTTGTTTTACATGAGATATTAAACAAAGAAGAAGGAACTGTTTTAATTTCTTTTTTAGAAGAAAAAAAACAGCAATGTTTAAACAAAATGTTAAGTTATGAAGATAGTAATAAAATTTTTGCCGAGTATAGCAAAGTTAAAAGTTATAACTTGTTAATACTTGAGCTTTTAAGTATTAAAAATTTAAATAATGAATCAAAGGAGACAGAAAATGCCGGGAATTGAAAACCAAATAAGTAAAGCAAAAAGTGTTGAAGAACTTGAACAGCTTGAAACACAAATAACAGAAGAAAATAAAGATAACGGCGGTAGCAATGATACGCCGCCAAACGCTGATAATAATGATAATGTTGACAACAATGCAAATAACAACGACACAGAAGACAATAACGAAGATAATAACGAAGACAATCAAGACGGTAGCGAAAATAACGACAATGATAATACTGACAATAATGAGGATAATGCCGACAATAGTGATAATAAAAACAACGAAAAAACAAAAAAGAAAACTCCTATTACGGATGATATAAGAAAAAAATATAACATACCGGAAAAGTTTAAATATATCGAAGATGTGGTTGAATGGGGTAGGCAGGCTGAAAAAAGTAAATCTTCGGCGTTGACAGAAAGAAACGATGTAAAAGCTGAAAACGATAAGTTAAAACAAAGACTTGAGCAGTTGGAGCAAGCTGTTAAAAAAGTGGAAGACAAACAGAATGAACCGACTGAAGAAGAAAAACAAAAAATGATTGATAAGTTTAACGAAGAATTTATGAATAATCCTATCGAGGCTATTGAAAATATTGTTAAAAAACTTCAAATTGACGTTAAACCAAAAGATAATAAAGACGAAAAAGCAGAGATTGAAAAACAAAAAGTTGCTTTTGAAAAAAAAGCTCAAGCCGAATGGGATGATATAACCAAAGGTATGAGCCAAGAAGAAAAAGAAGAGTTTGCAAAAGACTGTAAAAAAATAACTGACGAATATCCGGAAATAACATCTTTGTATATAGTAAAGGATATTTTAAAAGGACGTAAAGCTGAAGAAGAAAGAATACTTAAAATAGAGCAAGAAAAGAAAAACAAACAAAAAGTTGCGGCAGCAGCAGCGGCACCAACTAAAACGACTACGAACGAGAACGATATAATTGAAAAGATTAATAAAGTTAAAAACAAAAAAGAATTAGAAGAACTTGAAAAAAGTATGAATTAGAAATTTAAAAATTTGTTTGGCAGATAGCGGGACCTTGTAAGTTTGCTTACAGATAATCCTTTAAACTGCTAACAAAAATTTAAAATAAAAACTCAAAAATAAAAGACCTCTGTTTATTTTACAGAACAATCTTAAATTGAGCGAAGAAGTAAGCAGTAAAAGCAAGATTTTAAGAATTGCAAAAAAAATTAAACGGAGGGATTTTATCATGTCAGTAACAACTACATCCAACTTAAGCCCTTTTGTGCAGGCTTATTATGACAAAAGATTGTTGCTTATGGCAAAACCTTTAATGGTAGCTGAGCAATTTGCACAAAAAAGAACACTCGAACAAGGAAAAGGTAAAACGATATATTTTACTCGTTACCAACCTTTACCTAAAAACAAAACTCCTCTTCAGGAATCGGCAACAGGCGGAATAACCAACAAAGCCCTACAACAGCAGGAAATATCTGCAAATATTAACTGGTATGGCGATGTTGTTGAAATTTCCGAAATCGCTTCTCTTACCGCACTCGATAAAGGTGTAAAAGAGAAAGTTGATATTGTGGCAAACGCATGCGGCGAAACAATCAATAGTTTAATCAATGACGAAATCGGAACAGGTTTTATCAGAAGAAGAGCCGACGCAGACGGAACATATCAAAAAGATGTTGTTTCTACTGCAGCAGGAACAAAAACAACAATTATTTCTTCTTCTTTAACCGAATCAAATGATCACTGGAACGGCGGATATGTAACATTTACAGATCCTACAAAGCCGAACTACGGTATTACCGTAAAAGTTACAGACTTTGACGCTTCAACAGATACTTTAACCGTTGACGCTTTGCCTGTAGCCGTTCCTTCCGGTGCTTCGTTTAGAGTTGTTGTAGGAACAGGTATTGCTGCAACCGATGTGCTTTCTTCTACCGCAATTAAACTTGCAAGAAGAGATCTCAAAAGAGCAAAAGCTATGCCGTTCGAAGATGGAAAATATGTATGTATTGTTGATCCTGACACGGAATACGATTTTATGAACGATTCCGAATGGAAAGATGTTAAGAAGTATCAGGATAAAAAAGATATATACGAAGGCGAACTCGGCGAATGGTATGGAATAAGGTTTGTTTCTGCAACAGAAGTGTATAGAGAATCAGTTGCGGGCGTAGCAAGTGAAACAGGTGCTGTGCACGTAATCACACTTTTAGGAAGAGAAGCATTCGGCGTTGTAGATCTTGACGGAGTAAAGAGAAAAATCATTGTTAAAAATCCTCAAGATTTGGCACAACCTTTGGAAATGACCGGAACGGTAGGTTATAAAGTTCCGTTTGTGGCAAAGACATTGAACGGCGTGTTTGGTGTAAACATCCTTTGCGGTGCAACTGCCTAAACATAACAAAGAGCAAGGGAGATTTTCTCTCTTGCTCTTTTACAAATAAAGGAGATGTAAACAGATGTCAAAAGACAAAAAGATAGCAGAAATAGAAAAACCAAAACAAAGTATTTATTTAGACAACAAAGAAGTAGAAAATATACCCGATTTTAAAGTTAATGAAAAAGTAGTTGTAAAAGGGTATGGCAGAGTTAAAAGCGTTTCGCATTATCAGGAAGAAGACGGAGACAGATACACAATGACGGTAGAGTTTGACGACATAAAAGTTTTAAAAAGTGATTTAAGTAAAATCGAGCAAGTAAAAAGTTTGAAAGAATTAAAACAATTAGAACAAGAAATGTAGAAATAAAAAAAATAAAAAAGGAGACAAGTAAAGATATGGAATTTTTAAAACAGATTTTTATAAATGGCGGATGGGTAATTTTATTTTATTGTTTGGTTAGAATCGGAATTTGGATTGTAAGAAAAACAGAAACAAAGACAGACGATGTTATATTGGATAAATATGTTAATCAGGCTGTCAGTTTTGCGTTAAAAATCATACCGCAAAACTCAAATGTAAATTGGGTTAAGTTTGTTGGTAATGCACTTGGAAAATTTAACGAAGCATACACAAAAGAACAAGGAGACGCTCCGGACATTACAACAATTGAAAAAGCTAAAAAACTTATAGAAGAAATTGCAGATAATATTGAACTTAAAAATATTAAAGATGTGTTAGATCAATACAAAAACAATGAAGATTTTAAATGACTGTTTAGGTTGTGGAAAGTAGGTAAAGCAGGAATTTGTTATTACAAAATCAAAAACAGTCCGTATATGCCAAAAATAGAATTTACAAGCAGGTTATATATGCCAATAAGTAACGAGTTTATAGACGGGAAATTCATAAAACTTACTTGGCGATTTTAAAAAAGAGGTGGTTACAATGGGTTATGAAGACGGAGTAAGAAATACAGGAAGAACAAGAGTAGGCGGCAATAACGGCGGAAACGTAGGAGTTGTTGCTTTAATTGCAATGGGCGAAGAACCGTCAACACCGTATGTAAGAGGCAGCAAATGGTTTTATAACGATAAAATATATACTGCACTTACAACAACAACAAAAGACAGCGGAGTTGATCCTGACAGCAGAATAGCATACTTGTATAACGGAACTTACTATTATTGGAACGGCGAAGAATTACAAGGACAACCTGAAACAAACCTTGTGCATATTACAGGCACCGAAGAGATAACAGGTAACAAAGATTTTTCAGGAGAATTAAAAGCGGTAACTCAGCCGATGGACGATATTAGCAGAAAAGTAGCAACGACGGCTTTTGTGTTTAATCATATAGAACAAGTATATAAAAGTGCTACAAAGTTGGGTGTATTGATTAAATACGATGGAACTATCACAAGACTTGGCGGTGCTACAAGTATGGATTTTAGCCCTTCATCCGATACAGAAGCAGGAACAGACGATTTTAAAGATCATCCTATTTACAGCAAATTTGATTGTATTGTTAATTATAATCCTCAGACACAAGTAAGAACAATGTATGTAGAGGGAACCTATGAGTTTGAACAATACAAAAATAGCGAGGGATGGGATAGATTTGTTGCTAAAAGAATATTTTGGCACAAAAGCCAAATTACCGACGACGGTATTGAAATATGGCTTAGTGATTCGCCTGAGCAAGGTTATGAAGTAGCTCCGGGGTTTAAAGACGACGACGGAAATTTAAAAGAATATATCTATTACGGCAAGTATGAGGTATGTTATCCCGAGGGAGCAGACGACAATGGTTGTTGCGTAAGAAAAGATTGTATTCCTTTAACTTATAAAACAAACCAACAGTTTGAGGCGTTGCTCAGAGCAAAAACGCAAAGACTTATGAACCTAAACGAAATAACCGCCATACAATTACTTGGTATAGTTAAATATGCAAGTTTGAATTGGCAATATTCCGTAGGACAAGGTATAAGCGAGGGATGGAAAGAAACAAAAGTTGCCGTTGCTCAGAGTAATGAAAACAGCATAATAATTTTGGCTACAAATTGGGTTGCAAGTTTGGAACAAGATATTACAAATAATATTGTTTATGTGAATACGTCGTCAACAGGATATAAAATTTCGAGTGTAGAAGATGTTACCGAAACAATAGACGGCGTTGAAACAGCTTGTAAAAAAATAAATATCGATACCGAAATTACTACTACGGTAAACCAAACAATATATTTAGGATTAAGGGCTTCCGGCGGAGCAGACGCAATACTCGGCGACGACGGATATTATACGGCAAACGGAGCAATAACCACAACAACAAGAAGACCTATGAAAGTTATGGGTATATGTGAGTGGTATGCTAACGAAAACAAAGCCGTGGGCGGTATGGAAAACATTGTTGCTGACGGAGTGGCTACGGTATATGTTAATCCAAAACCAAATAACAGCGATTACGCTTACACAAATACGGCAAACAATAAAAATTGGACAGCTGTAGGAAATATAGGAACAAGCGAGGGATGGGATAAAAAGTTTGTAGCTTTAAGCAGCCTTGCTTTATTTGCTTTCTTGCCATCGAATACCGGTGTTACAAGAGTGCAAAACGTAAAATATTTAACCGACGACTACAGTTATTTAACAGCGTCAGCAGGACAAAAGTCGGCTTGGTATGGCGGCTATTGCAGCTACGGGGCGCTTTGCGGGGCTTTCTCTTGGCATTTGGTCGACGGGCTTGACTATGCGAGGCGGTATTACGGTGCCCGCTGTGTTTTACAGTGAGCCTTTTAGAAAAGGGTTGTTAAGGGAAAAAGGCACGCAGTGCCGCCTTTTCCCTTAAAGCTAAAGAAATAAAAACTTGTTCTTTAAATAGAGGTAAAACAGGGATTAATCCCTACGGGTTATACAAAATGGCGGCAATTGCAACAACGGGGCGAATTACGGGGCTTTCTACTGGAATTTGAACAACGGGCTTGACAATGCGAGGCGGAATAACGGTGCCCGCTGAGTTAATATCTTAAAAACTTGGAGTAAAAATATTTTCTATTGTTTGTATAATCCGCACCACTTGGTGAAAATAAGACAACAAAAGGCAGGGTTAGTATTTCGTTTTTAACGAATAGAAAACTCTGAAAGATATAAACACTATAAGAAGTGTAAAAAAAGATAAAAAAACAGGAAATAAAACGAAATGAAAAGAGTTGGAAATTTGATTACCAACGAGAAAATTACAACAGAGTATTGTAAACGGATAATTTTAAAAGCCGCAAAGTTTAAAACTAAAAGAAACAGTGTTAAAAAAGTTTTAAACAATATTGATTTTTATGCGGAAGAATTAAAAGAGATGGTTTTAACACAAACATATAAACCGTCGCCTTATACCGTATGTAATATAGTCGACCAACCGTCAGGCAAGCGTAGAGTATTACACAAACCTGTATTTTATCCGGACCAGTGTATACACCATCTGTTAATTGATTTGGTGTATGACAGATTGTTGAAAAGATTGGATCCATACGCTATTGCTTCAATTCCGGGGCGTGGTATTCATTACGGTTACAAAGCAATTACAAGATGGCTTAATACCGACAAAAAAGGAACGAAGTGGTGCCTTAAATGTGATATTAAAAAATGTTACGACAATATAAAACCGCAGTATGTTGTAGAGTGCTTTAAACGTTTTATAAAAGATAAAAAATATTTAAAACTGTTACAAACAGTAGCATTTAGTATGAAAAGTTTACCGCTTGGAAATTACACAAGTGCATGGTTTGAGAATCTTTTGTTATTAAAATTAGATACAACAATAAGACAATCGGACGGAATTAATTATTATTTGAGATACGTTGACGATTTTATTGTGCTTTCAAGCAATAAAAGAAAATTACGCAGATTATTACCTACCATAGTGGAAATATTACAAAAAGCAGAATTAAAACTTAAACAAAATTGGCAAATTTTCAGAACCAAAGTAAGAGGGATTGATATGCTCGGTTACAGGTTCTTTTATAATTATGTTTTACTTAGAAAAAGAAATTTATACGGATTATACAGAACATTAAAACATTATGTTAAAAAACCGTGTAAATATTGGGCTACAAGATTAAGTTGCAGACTTGGCGGATTAAAATGGTTTAGCAGTTTTAAGTTGGAAAATTACATAAATTCAAAAATAAATTATAGTCAATTAAGGGGGTTGTGTAAATGAGCAAAATAACGGTTGATGTAGTGCCACAAGATAATGTTGATGTTAGACAAACAGATAGATTTACGGAAGTTTTGTTGTTTAAAAATGCGGTTGAAAAAACCGTTGAAACCGAAAACGGACAAAATAAAACCGTATATGAAGTTGACGCAGTAAGATTGATATATCCGAAAGTTGCAAATATAACAAAAGAGAGTATTGTTGCTCATTTTGATTATTATTGGAACAAGGCAATTGAAGCCGATGTAATTGCAAACAAAGAATTAAAAATAAACAGATTAAAAAAGTTGCTTGAGGCGACCGATTATGAAGCAATTAAGTATGGCGAGGGCGTAATAAGCCAAGAGCAGTATGCAGCACTTGCACAGGCAAGAGCCGCATGGAGAACCGCAATAAATGCTTTGGAACAATGCACAACAATTGAACAAATTGAAGCCGTAGAATTTTCAACAAGTATTCCGAAAATAGGAGCATAATGTTTGAAAATATAGAACCTATCAGATTTGACGAGTTTGTAAAAGCGAATAATATTGACTTGGAAAGTTTATCGCTTGATAAGCTGAATGCTTTGCTTAATTATAAATATGAACTTGAAGACAGAGAAAAAAACTACGGAATATGTTATTACCGTCCGCAACCGTATCAGCAAAAGTTTCATAACAGTTTTAAAAAAGTGAGACTTGCTTTAGGTGGCAATCAGACAGGTAAAACAGAATGCGGATGTGCCGAAGATATAAGAATTGCGTTAGGACTTGGTAATACAATTGAAAAAATGAAGTGCAGACCGCCATATAAATTAAGAGTATGTGCGAACGATTTAGACAAAGGTATTCAAGAAGTTATTGTAAGTAAATATCAAAAATTGATTCCGCCCGAAACATTAAAAGGAAGACCTGCAAAGTATTCGGGCGGACAATGGAAGAAGATATATTTTAAAAACGGTTCTACTATCGAACTTATGAGTTATGAACAAGAAACCGATTTATATGAAGGTTGGACAGGACACGGATGTCATTTTGACGAACCGCCGCCACAGGATAAATATACGGCTACAATAAGGGGTTTAATGAGATTTGACGGAAAGGTATGGATTACGGCAACTCCTTTAAATGAACCTTGGATATATGACGAGATTTATTTAAAAGGTTTGCATGGCGACAAAGATACCGATGTGTTTGAATTTTCGTTGTTTGACAATATTTATTTGACAGATAAAGCAAGAGAATTTTTTATAAGCCAAATACCGGAAGAAGAAAGAGAAGCAAGAGTTTACGGCAAATTTAAACATTTGTCCGGGCTTGTTTATAAAGAGTTTTGTGCCAAACATATAATGAAAAGTTTTGATATACCTGAAAATTGGGTAAGAATTTGTGCTATGGATTATCATAGCCAAAAAGATTGTGTTGTTGTGTGGGTAGCAATTGACGAAAAAGACAGGGCGTTTGTTTACGATGAACTTGTTACAGGCGGAACGGTTAAAGAGATTGCCGAGAAAATTGTAGCCAAAGAACAAGAAACAGGCGGACCTGCCGAGTATAGATTTATTGATTCTATTTCAGCAACACCTGACAGAATATCGGGAAGAAACGCACAGAGAGAGTTTGGAGCTGAAGGACTAAGATTAAAATGGAACCTTGTGTTTAGATCTTCTACAAAAAATTTCGTTGTAGGTAAAAATGCGGTATGTGAATATTTGCATATAAACGCTAACGGCGAACCGAATATGTATTTTTTCGGAGATAAATGCAAACAACTTATAAGTTGTATGGGTAAATATGTATGGAGCGAACCGAACAGACAAACGGCAATTAAAGAAAGACCTAAAAAAGTTTATGACGATTTGCCTGACGCTTTAAGATATGCACTTGTATTGAAAATTAAATATAAACACGGTAAAGCGTTTAGAGCTATTGAGCAAGATAATTATGTTTATAATTCGGGTAGTGTTACCGGTTACGGGTTAGGACAATAAGGAGAAAAAAACATGAATAAAGAAAAATTACACCAAAAGGCTTTGAATTTTGTTTTAACTACTTTTTCAAGGTATTCTGAAAGATCAGAAACCGAACAAAAGTGGATTGATTACGATAAGCTATATAACAATAAATATTCTAAAAAAACTTATGTCAACGGTGTAGCCAACTTGTTTGTGCCCGAAACAAGAAAAGCGGTAAGAACTTTATTGAATTTTTGCGACGAATGTTTGTTTGCAAAAAAACCTAACTTTAAGTTGCAAGGTGTAGGCGGACCGAATGACGAAAAGAAAGCCGAAATAAATACAAAAATTTTAAATTTACAGCAACAGAAAATAAACTTTAGAACAAAAGTAAGACGTTTTTTAGAAACAGCAATTATTAACGGAACGGCAATAGCTAAAGTGAGCTGGGTGCAAAAAAAGAAGTATGTATTAAAAAATATAGAAGACAGAAAAGGTATTATGGGTATTATTAAAAGTATAGGAACAGGCGAGTTTTTTATACCGAAAGTTAAAAAAGATAGTGTTCCTATTTACGATAATATAGATTTTAGCGTGCTTGAACTTGAAAATGTGTTTTGGGATTTTTACAGAAAATGGGAAGAACAGGAAGCTATTATTGAAAAAATACCGAATGTAAGCGAAAGCGATTTAAGAATTATGGCTAAAGGTAACGACAGTTATTTTGGAGTTGAAGAGTATTTACAACGCCATGAAGCCGGTATTACAGAGCCTGACGTTACTGAAAATTATGCTCATACCGCTGCCAGTGTAGGAACGGGCGACACAATGAGAGTCGATAAAAAAAGACATGAGTTGCTTGAATGTTGGTGTAATTTTGATATTGACGACGACGGTATAGAAGAAGAATGTATTATAACCGTTATAGATAAAAAACAGGTAATAAGATGTGAATTAAATCCTTATGATATTCAGGAAAAGCCTTATGTGCTTTTTAAGTGGGAAGATATTAAAAAAGCCGAAAGTATAGGGATGGGCGTGCCCGAGCTTGCAAAAGAAAGTCAACTCGCATTAAATGATTTTATGAATCAATTTATGGACGATTTGACTATGATACTTGATTGTATGATGGTTGTGGACGCTCAGGCAGGAATACCTGAATCGGAATTAAAATCAAGACCGAGAGGTATTATGCACAGTCAAACAGGTAAAGACGGCGTAACATTTGTAAGACCGCCGAATGTGTCCGAGGCTGCGTTAAGAGGAATACAGCTAACCAAAAACGATATTATGACAGTTACGGGAGCTTCTGCAAATTTACAAGGATTGCCTGCAAGATATGATACAACGGCAACGGAAGCTAACGCAATAAATAATTCTTCGCAAAGAGAAATATTTACAAAACTCAGAACATTCGAAGACGAAGTTATAAAAGCGTATTTACGAAAAGCATACGGCTATAATTTGCAATTTATGAGCACAAACGACGTAAAAAAGATAATAGGAGCCGAAGCGTTTGGGGCTTATGTTGCTGCAATGAATATTAAGATTAATGACGATTACGATTTAAGTAAGGTGTTAATGAGCGATTTTGATTTTATACCACTTTCGGTAAGCGAGACAGAAAATAAAGTTGTAAAAGGGCAACAGTTAATGAACCTTTACAATATGGCAATTAAAAGTCCGGGCGGTATTTGGAATATTACAGAGCTTGCCAAAAAGATTGCCGAAATATTAAATGACGGCGACCTTTCTATTATTTCAAAAGAAGTTGATAGCCAACTTGTAAGTCCGCAAGACGAAAATATTTTAATGAGTCAAGGAGAAACACCGTTTGCAAAACAGCAAGAAAATCACGTTGCTCATATTCAGGCACATGAAGCAGTTGAGCTTAATCCCGCTTACGAACCGATAAGACAAAAACATATTGAGGAGCATGTAAGATATTTGCAGTTGCAACAACAGCAGCAACAACAACTTATGCAACAGGAAATATTAAGACAGTTGATGGGCGCACAAAAGCCGCAACAGGCAGGGTTACCACCGCAGGAGCAACCTAATTTTGCTCCTAAAGGTATGACGGAAGAGCAAGCCGCACAAGTGCCGGGCATGGTAGAAACTCCGGTAAGTTTACAGTAAGGAGATAATGTATGCAATGGAGCGAAATTTTAGCAGAAATAAAAAGAAGTTTAAAAGAACCTGAAACAGGCGGACATTGGACAGATAGCGAACTTTTAAGAAGAGCTAATTTAATACAAGCCGATATTTGCAGAAAAACAGAATTGTTATTAAAAACAAATACGGTAAGTTTTAACGCTATAGCCGAAAACTATTCTATTCCTGCAGATTGTTTAAAAGTGGTTGCCGTTGTGTATGAAAATAAAAGACTTATGGGAACTACAGCACAACAGCTTGACGATATGTGTATATTTAATTCAAAAGTATGGAGAGAAGAAACAGGCGAACCTAAAGCATATTATCAAGAATTTAATGTTATAAATTTAGTGCCGAAACCTCAAGCGGCAAGCGATATAACGTTACATTATATAGGTGTTGCCGATAATATGGTTGATTCTACAGATAAACCGTTTAATAATACGGAACAATTACAAAGTGCTTCGCAAGCGATTATTGACGGAGTAATTTACAGATGTATGCTTGAAGACGGTAATATTGCACTTAGCGACAGATATAACAGTTTATATTTGCAAGATTTAAAAGATATTAAAGATTTAAAATTTAAGATTGACGCAGTAACCGAATTTACTATTGCAAGACCGAGAGGTTAAAAAATGGAAACTAAAGTTATTGATAATTTTTCAAAAGGGCTTATTTCAAGGTTACCGGCTGACAAAATAAGCGACAATGCTTTTAGTGATTGTTGTAATATAGATTTGTCGGACAACTATTTACCGAAAAGCATTAAAGGTAAAATTAAAGTAAACGGCACTTTACTTGATAATAAAAGCTGTATGGGTTGTGCCATTTACAACAGTAAAGTTGACGGCAGTTTGCTAATTGTGGCTTGCGGCGGATATTTATGGTATAGTCCGCTAAACAGAGACAATTTTAACAAAATTAAAATAAATAATAACGGAACCGACGAAGATGTTTTAATAGACGAAAATGTAAGAGTGAGATTCGCTCAATACAACGACCGCTTATTTGTGTTTACAGGAAAATATCCGGTAATTGAAAACGAAGATTTTAATAACGCTTGCATACTTGTAATTTACAGAAATAAAGCAACTTACTTAAACAGAGATAATTTTTACGGCTGGTTAAGCAATAATGACGGAAATGTATATTATACTTTAAGTGATAATCCATCAAGCGGAGCCGTTATTTTTAGCGACCTTTACAGAACAAAAATACAATATACAGTATCAAGTGTAAGCGGAACAACTTTAACAGATAGCGGCGGAGTAACATATACAAGAACAGAAACATCTGATTGTGTAAATAATAATGTTCCGCAAGGATTAAGAATCGGCTTTATACATCAGGAGAGACTGTTTGGACTTGGCAGTATAGAAGACGATAACGGAGTATATTGGAGCCAACCGTATGATCCTGTAAGATGGACGCCTGTTTACGGGCTTAATTATGATACTGTGGGTAAAGACGACGGAGAAAAGATTACAGGCGGTGCTTCGTTTGGCGGTGCTTACATATACATATTTAAACAACATCACGTCTACAGATATTTAACAAACGGAGATATAGACCAGTGGACAAGTAATAAAGTTGATACAACTTACGGAACCGTAGCTCATGAGACAATAAGACTGTTTAACGGGTTTTTAACATATTTGAGTCTTGACGGAGTAGCACAATTAAACGGTAATACTGCCGTATTAATAGACGAACAAATACAGGATAAGACAAAAAATATATCTGTAGCAACCGGAACGCAAATTGAAAGAAGCTATAAGAAAAATAGTAATTGGGATAATACCGGAGCAACTACAAACGGTATTGTTACATTGTTACCGCAAGGAATAAGAAGAATAACTAACTCTGTATATTTTAGCGAAACCGGAGTATGGACGCAAAAAGAAAGCGTCGGTAAGTTTTTGGATGTAACAGATACTGTTTTAAATTGCGGCATAAGAACGGATTTTGAATCGACTGCAAGTAGCAGCGATACGAAAAATATTTTATCTTATACCTCTACAGGTAGTGAAGTTATAAGAAGAGGTTTTTGTTTTAAAATCGAACCTAAAATAAAAAATTGGAATTTGCAAGATGTGCAAATATACATAACATCTAAAAGTTATAACAACAATACAAAAGACGGATATGTGTTTTTACAACTTAGAAAAGGAAGTTATAACGGTCAAGTTGTAGCCACAACAGCAAACAAAGGGTATGATTCTATATCTGTTAATGCTTACAACAGCTTTAGTTTCAATAACGTTGCTATGGAAGCTAATACAACTTATTGGGTATGCGGTAACGGCGGAGCAAGTGAAAGAGTTAGCGGATATGGATGTCAATTTATTGTAAAATTAGCAACATATTCTCATAACGGAGACGGTTATTATGCCGATACACTGCAAAATCAAAGCCCGTTATTAAAGTATAACACAAATATAGATTTAGCCGATTATACTTATAAAAGTGCCGAGATAGATTACGGAGCAACAGGATTTACGATTAATAGATTACAATTAGCGGCTGACGATACTTATAGCGGATATACGATAAAAATTTCGGTTGCGAATTATCCTACAAGCGTAGAACATTGGAGCGATATAGACAGTGCTTATATTACAGAATATACAATAACAAATTTATCCGATATATCTTTAAACATAAATAATGCTCACAGATACGTTCGTTATAAAATAGAGTTTACAAAAGGGTTTTTCGGTTTAAGATGGTTTATTTTTTGGACGCTCGGAAGTTATAGTTATATAAGTGAACCTATAAAAATAAATACCGTAACGCCTCAGGCTTGGGGAATAAGCGAATTTACAAGAATAGAAAGAGGATTTTATTCAGGCGTAGCAACCGTATATATGAGAAGCGGAGCAGATTTAACAGATTTAAGTAATGCTACTTGGTATGAAATAGCTAACGGCGAACAAGTGCCGAATGATATTACACTTAATATTTATATTCAATTTAAAGTAACGTTTCCTGAGCTTTGTGATAATTTTGTCAATGATTTAAAAGTAACATATTACACAAGCGAAAACATAACCAAAGTATGTGCGATTGTTTATAAAGATAAATACAGGTTAAATATTCCGCAAGATAAACAATCGAGCGACAACGCTATTGAATGTGTTTATGATAAAGCCGGATATTGGACAATTAAAGATAACGAAAATAATTTTGATTATTGCAAAAGTAACGACGATTTGTTTGCAATAAGTGCTACAGAAGGACAGGTTTATAAAAAAGAAACAGGATATAAAAACGACGAAAGTAATTATATAAGTTATTTTGTAACAAAAAAGTTTGCTTTAAGCGATTTTGAAAACTTGTTTAGAAAAATAAAAACAAGATATATCGCAAGCCAAAATATAACCGTTGGAGTAAGTGTAAACGACGGAGAATACGTTAATTATGTTTTAACTTATAAAGATGTTTTAACGGAAATAATTAAGACGTTGACGGGTATCGTAAGAGGACAAACAATAAAACTTAAATTTAGTTGGCAAGCTGAAAATCAAACAGAAATTCATGATATTGTTTTGTATTGGCAAACTTTAAGAGAGTTGAACAGAGGGTAAATATGAAAAAACCTTATAATGTATCTGACGATAAAATCAATACTTTGTTTAATATTCTGTTTAATCAGGCACAGGATAAAAATTTTAAAGTATTTGATAATAAGACCGATAAAGAAATTTTATCTGTTTTGGAAAACGGAAATGTAGGATTTAATAATGTTAATGGAAATATTTATATATGTATAAATGTTAATGGCGTTTTATATAAAAGAAGTATAAGTCAAGAAGTGGAACCTATAGAACCAAGAGCATATATAACACAAACATATAGAAACGGAACAGATTGGTATAGGGTTTATTCGGACGGATGGAAAGAACAAGGCGGAACAGCAACAGCAAACACAACAAGAAATTTTCCTACGCCTTTTACAACAACAGATTACACAATAGTTGCAACATTAATCAATACAGGTATCGATGAGGCGGTAGATATTAGAACCCACAGTAAAACCGATTTTAAAATAGGAAACGATTATAATGCAAGTTGTTATTGGTATGCCTGCGGTTATTAAGGAGAAAAAGTTATGATAGGAACAAAAATACAAAAACCTATAAAAGATAATTTTTATTATGCAACCGTAGCAAAATGGTGCGACGAAAACAATGCTCATATCGAAGATAAGGGCGAATATTACGAAGTTGTGCGAAATAGCGAACCTACGGCAGACGAACAAATTGCAGTATTAGAAAAACAAATAGAAAAAATAAATATAGATATGCTCAGAGATATATTAATTATTGACGACGACGAACAAACGACAGAAAGAAAAGAAGAAGCAAAGCGGTATTTAGCACAAAAGAAAATACAAAAAAATGATTTGATAGAAAAAATAAATAAATTAAGAGAGGTGTAATTATGGCTTTACCAGTAGCAGCATTAGTAGCAGCAAATACTTTAAGCGGTTTTCTTGACGGTATGTTTAGCGGTAAGGCACAAAGCAACGCTAATAACAGGCAGGATAAAAAAGACGCAAGAGCAAGAGGATATTTAGAAGATTACGGATACGAAGGTTATACAAGTCCTTATGAAGATTTTTTTAATAATTTGATTTCGACTTACGGTAGTGGAACATTGACAAAAGGACAAGAAGATCAGTTAAACCGAGCAGCTGCAGAGGGAGCTTCGTCTATTGCTACGGTTATGGCAAACAGAGGCGGAACCGTAGGCGGACAGATTGCAGCAACACAAAAACTTAATAATGATTTAGCAAGTCAACGACTTGCATTAAGCGATCAAAATGTGGCTACAGCTTTAAATGCAGCTAACATAAGAGATCAGTTTAATTTAAGCGATTGGTTGAATCAACAGCAAGCCGGTATGAGGCAAAAAGAGTTATTAGCACAATATGCTTAAGGATAATATAAAAGAATAAACAGGGGGAGCAATATGTCTAATTATGCAAACGAGTTAGGTTTTGCAAAAGCATTTAGAAATTTATCGGGTATGTTAAATTTATTTATACAAAATCAATTAAATAGAGATAATGTTGCTGACGACAGAGCGTATCAGGATAAGACCTATGAACAGAAATTAAAAGACGCTATAGTAACAAGTATGATGACTAACGCTTTAAAAGGTAATGCGGATTTATACGAGAATAATCTTGTAGCAGGAGAGCAAACAGTTATACCTGAACAAACAGTTGCAAAAAAAAGTTTTACAACGGTTGCTACACCTCAAGAAAGTCAACAGAGAATAGACAAGATAGATATAAGCGATTTCGGCAGGTTAAGAAACAACGGTTTAAGATATGTGCCGAAAGAAGATGTAACAAGCGGAAGTAACTATATGGTTAGCTTAGACGACCAAACCGCAAAAATTTTAAATACTGTTTACAATACAAAATATAAAGCAGGGCAAAGAGTGCCTTATAATTTATTATCCGGACTATCCTCTTTAACTACTAACCAAAGAAGACAGGAAAACGCCGGGGTAATAACGCCTAAGGAAGCAATGAATCAATTGAATAAATGGCGAAAAGGGTTCGATCCATACGGAAATAAAAGCGACGAAGATGTTTTAGTTGGTATGGTAGAAGATTCGATTGCTAACGGTTATTTAAGAGCAAGCGGATTGTATGACGATGTATTGAAAAAATATAATACGATAATCAAAAACAGACAAGATTCTACAGGAACCAAAGAAGACGATGGCGGATTTTGGAGCAGGATGTTTGGAAATAAAAAAGAGAAAAAACAAACAACAAACAACAACGACGATTTAAGACAAAAAGCAATTGAACAATTAAAAGCACAAGGTTATAAAGTTACCGAAGACAATATAAATAAAGTTATTGCGGTTTTAAAGAAAAACAAATAAGAGGTTTATTATGCTTGATTTGAGCGGATTAAACTTAGAAAAAGAAGATAAAAACAAAATAGATTTGAGCGGATTAAACTTAGAGAAAGAAGATAAAAGCGAAATGGATTTATCCGGGCTTGGTTTAGAAAAAGATAAAAAATCCGTTACCGATATATTAGAAGCTGCAGGCAGTAAGTTGTATGACGGAGTAAATAAAGTTATAAGCCCTGCGGTTAATGCTGCAAAAAATATCGATACCGTTACAGATACAATTAAAAATACGGTTAATCCTGTTAATGTTATTAAAAATATCGCAAACAGTTCTATGGTAAAAGAATATAACAATACAGAGCCTATTTTAAGAGCAAGAACAGCCGAAGACGATAAAGCTAAAACAATTTATGAGCCTGATAGTTTTGATATTTTAGGAAATAAAATAGCTGTCGCCTCTGCCGGTGGCAGTGTTAAAAACATCGAAGAGTTAAAAAAATTAAAAGATAAACAAGATTTTGCAGTGTTATCGGCACAATTGCCTACACTTGCTTTAACCGGTGCAATGCCTGTAACTGCCTTGGCAGGGTTTGCGGGGTTGCAACAGTTAAAAAATTTGATAGTAACAAAAGCTAAAGGCGAAAAATATTCTCCTATGCAAATAAGAATGTTGGCTGAAACGTTACCTGAAGATACTAACGAATACATAAAACTCGGAGCGAGCTTATTGGAAGCTGTAGGAGATACCGCTGTTATAGGTGCTGGTGTAAACAAGTTTAAAAAAACTTTGTTATCTGACGCAGCAAATAACACAATTGACAAATTGAAGAAAGCAGGCTACAAAGTAAGTCCGGAGCAGGAAAAACAGTTTAAAACCGCTATAGATAAAGCAGCTAAAAATATAAGCCCGGATGACGCTGTAGCAATAAATATCAAAACCAAAATGGCAAAAATTCCGCAAGCAGAAAAACCGATTAATACAGATGTAAACATTGAACCGGGGCGAATTGAAACAGGTAAAAACATTGTTAAGGTTAATTCAGATGTAAACATTAAATATAACGATACTTTGGAAAACATAACAAAGCAAGTAAAAAATACAGAAGCAAGTATTATAAGACAAAGATTAGCAAATGTAATTGAAAATCCTACAGAAGAAACATCGAAGAATTTGCCGAGCAATATAAACAATAAAGAGTTCGAACCTGTAAAAGGAAATATTTATAAAATAAATAATTCGAGTTACGGAATATATATAGGAGAAAAGAACGGATTGTTAGGGTTTATTACTTACGGAAACGGTATAAATTATATAAGTCCGAATAATGTGTTGGTGGATGTGTCAACAAATTATCCGCAAGTTATTGAACAACCTATTGAAAACATAGAAACAGAACAAACAGACAGTATTATTAATGACGATAGTAATATCGATACATCGTTTAATCCTGCCGAGTGGGATGAGAATTATGCCAAACAATTGGAAGATGAGGCAAGAGCAAAAGAAGAATACGAACAAATGATTATCGAAGAGTTAAAACAAGATGGAGCTATACCTACAATTAAAAGCGAAAAACAAAGATTAAAAGATATGGGTATCGGTAGAATTGTAAGACCTAAAAAGGGCGATCCAAATTATGGAGAGTATGAACATTTAAGTCCGAGAATAAGAAGAGAATTTTTTTATGACGAAAAAGATGGTATTATAAATAATAAAGGTTATACGTGGGATCAAGCCGAGCATACTTTGCAAGAAGCAACAGGCAACGACAACGCAAGTATTTGGGAAGAACTTGAAAGTATCGACAGAATTGTAGGCAAATATGAAGATTTAGGGCTTGCCGTTGACGGAAAAACAAACAACGAACAAATAAAGGCAACAAAAAACATCGAAGACAGTGTAATACAAAATGATACGTTACAAAAAATAAATTGCCCTATAACAAAACCTGTTGATTCCGTGCAAATAACGATTACGCCTAATGTAATAAAATATAGTGATTTACATAAAAAAGCTAAAGCAGGAGATTTAAAAAGTGCTTACGAATTAGTGGACAAAATATTTGATACTAACGGCAAAAGTGCAAGTGTAGCAAAAAATATACAAGGCAAAATCGAACAATTAAAAGCATTAAAAGAAAAATATCCTAATGCTGTAATTGTGCCGTTATGGTCCATAGAAAAAGCAGGTAAAAACAAAATTCCTTTAGCTTATGCCGGTAAAATTAGACGAATTACAGGATTAAAATTATACGATAAGATTAAACAAATAAACAAAACTTATCATACCGGTTCGGGAGCGATGTATAGAATAGTAGACAAGGCAATGTTTAGCGGCGAAGTGGTGCCTAATTTACAATATATTTTAGTGGACGATATATTTACAATGGGAGCAAATATAAACGAGCTAAGAAAATATATTGAAAGAAACGGCGGAACCGTTGTAGCAACGAGTTGTTTAGGAGCAGGACAAGGCGGAGCAAATATAGGGGATGACAAAAACGCAAAAATATTGTATAATAAGTTTAGTAAGGGGGCAGTGGATGATTATGTCAGAAAAAACAATATCGCAGAATCCTCAGAAGAGCTTACAGAGCTCCAAGCTCGACAGCTTATCCAGCAAGCCGAACAGGCTGATAACACCGCAAGAATCGATGGAGATGGACAAAGAAATGGAAGAGTGGAAAGCGTTGGAGAAATCACAGGGAGCGAAGTTTTACGGGGAAGAGTAACCGCCGACACTTTAACCGAACTTGAAAATAAGCTCGGTAATCTTCTTATAGACAAATTCTTTCAACAAGAAAACCTTGCAAATACCGCAAGAGAATTTACCAGTGAACAGGCAAAATATTTATCTAAATTCAAAAATCTTAAATCGATTAAAAACAAAGCAGACGAAGTAAAAAAAGAAATTGAAAAAGAAAACGGTTCTGTAAATTTATCCTTAGGCGGTAAAGGCAGAGCCGCTTATAGTTCCGCACTTAAAACCGATGTAAAAATAAAAAATAACGAAACACCAAAAGAAAAAGATTTTAAATTGTATCAAAGAACTTACGATTTGGCTAAAAAGTATATGGTAAGCAATATTGCCGAAAGCAAATACAGACCTAAAAATACTTTGGGAGTGTATTATAATTACGGTAGCAGAAAAGGCAATATTTATTTAAACAGTTTACTTAATGTAGATGTGGTTGCTCATGAGCTTGTGCACGCTATTGACGACCAACAACAAATTATTACAGACCTTTACGATAAAGGATTTACAGCAAATACAACATATAAAGGCAAAAGAGCGTTTACGACCTTTGTGCCTGATATAAACACTTTTGAAGGTAAAGCAGCTGCAGAAATATTGAAAGCATGTAAAGACTTATATCCTGTAGATATTTCAAAACAAAGTGTAAAAAACAGATTGGCTGAAGGACTTGCTACAATAATCCAACATTCGATAATTAATCCGGATATGATAGAAAATTTATATCCTAACGCTTATAAGTGGGCTATGGGTAACGATACTTTACAATCTTTTAGAAATGACGCAAGACAAATTGTTGTTGATTATGAAAGTTTAAATCCTGTAGAACAACTTACAACCGAGATATATGATAAAGCTCAAAAAGTAAAAGATAAAACAAAAATTCCGCTTGGGGTAAGAATCGATAGTCAATTATTTGATAGTGAAGCCGTATTAAAAATGCTGGACAAGGATTTGTATTTAACAGCAAAAGGATATAGAACCGTTTTAAAAGGTATATTAGAAAACAATTTAACCAACAAAAAAGGTAAGATGTATATAATTGATAATCACGGCAATCCGGTAAAAGTGAGTGATACTGTTAATTGGAGAACATTAATTGAAGATGTGCAAAAAGCACAAAGTGAGTTTAACGGATATTTAGTAGCAAGGCGTTTTGTGGCTTGGTATGATATGCGAGATAAACTTGCAAACGGGCTTGTGATTAGTGGAAACAATTTGAAGAAGCTGCAAAAAAGATATGACGAAGTAAGCAAAAAAATTAAAGAGCAGGATTTTTATAACATACACGATCAAAAAACAACGTTTCAATTGGAACAAGATTTAAAAAGAGAAATTGACAAACTTACAAAAAAGATTGAACAAGACGGTGCAAAGTTGCAAGAGTTGCAAAGTATTCTTGCTAAAAGCGGAAAGAATGAAGAAAAAATTAAAGAGGCGTATAAGTTTTTAGATAATACACAAAACAGAGAACTTGCAAAAAAATATGACTTTTTAATGAAGTGTAATTTAACCGTATTAAGAACAGCAAAGTTAATTGATAAAGATATGTATAACGAGCTTGTTGCTAATTACGGTTATGCTCCGTTTAACAGAGTAGCTTATAATGAGCTTACCGGGGATGGTAAAGAGTTTGTTGAAAAAATCGGAGCAAAAAACGACGTTATTCCAAAAATAGTATCTTCGAACTGGAATATTAAAAACTTAAAAAAGATTGAAGGTAGCGAGTTGCCTATTCTTTCTCCGTTATACTCTTCGATACAACTAATGAAAGAAGCATATAAGAAAAGTTATAAACAGTTGATAGCTAACAGAATGGGCGAAATTGCCGAGTTATATCCGGACCTTATGCAAAAGGTTCCTTATACAAAAGGAGACGAAAAAAATAACAGTAAGCTCGTTGTAGTCGGAACTAACAGACAAACTGGTAAAGATATTAAACAAACTTTAGAAATGGATCCGTTTGTTAAAAAGGTTTGGGATAGTTTGATTGATAATTATCAAATGAGCTTAATAGAAAAATTGATGGTTGCTCCTGCAAAGTTTTTTACATTAATGACTACAGCGGAAAATCCTGTTTTTGCAACAACTAACTTTGCAAGAGATCAGATAACGGCAGCTGTTAATTCTGATATGGGATATGTTCCGTTTTTTTCTCCTTTAATGAGTTATGTGAAATGTAGACAAAATCCTGAATTAAAACAGTATTATGACGAATATAACGAGTTGTTTGGAGATAACAAAGCTCTTATTACAAGTTTGGATGAAGTTAATCCGGACGATTTAGCAGAAGCGTTTAAAACAAATACTTTAAGTAAAATTTTCGGCGGAGCAAGAAAAGTATTATCGTTTTTACCGAATCTGTCTGAAGTTGTTACAAGAAGAACGGAGTATGTAAAAGCAAGAGCGGCGGGCTTTGATATTATTACGGCTAAAAGAATGGCTGACGAAGTTTCGGTCCCGTTTGGCGATAGAGGTTTATGGGGTGGCGGATTCGGCAGATCTTTATTAAGGTCGGTTCCATATATGAACGCTTCTCTTCAGGTAATAAGACAAGGTGTAAGAAGTTTGCTTACAACAAAAGGAAATAATTTATTAGAAAGACGTAAAGTTGTTAATTTACAACAAAACAATAAAGGTGTTTATGAATACAAAGAAAAAAATAAATTCTTAAAAACATTGTTTGCCATGATAGGTTATGGTATATTTCAGTTTGTTGTTTCGTTGTGGTGGGATAATATTAAGGATGAAACAAGAAAAAATCTAAAAGAACAGTTAAATCCTGCTCAGTTTTTGAGATTTGCTTATCTGCCGTTTGGATTAAATAATACGGATTTGTTAAGGTTGCCATGGGAGCAATTGTATTCTTTTCCTGCTGTTATAGCTGCAATGATTCATGACGAAATTAAAAACGAGTATGATTACAAATTGAGCGAATACGCAGAAACTTTAACAGGCGGAGTTATTCCGGATAATTTTAACGTTGTTGTTCCTTTACTTAAAACCTTAATTGAAAAAGATAATTCAGGATGGGAACAATTGATGTATAGAAATTTTCCGCAGATAGTAAAAATAGGATTAATGCTTGGCGGCGGGAAAAAGACTTATCCGACGTTGCAAGATATTGTTCCGAAGTATTTGCAAAAGAGAGAAAAAGCATTACAGTATGACGAAAAAACAAGTAACATTGCAAAGTTTTTAGGTAAGCAATTTAATATTGCTCCGATTAAAATAGATTATTATATTTATAATGTAGCGGGGCAAGTTGGGAGTATTCTTGAAAAAGGTGCTGAATTTATTTTTGATAAATTGTCAGGTAAAACACAAACAGACCTTGCCGATTTTGTTACCGGTAATGTTTCGGAAAAAGAAAAGGCATTTAGAAAATCTGTTATACCGTGGCTACAAGAAAGTTATTTTATTTACGGGCGAGAAATGCAACAATTTTATGACGAAAGAGAAAGGTTTGAGGCTTTGGAAAAATCTTATAAAGAAGGTTTGAGAAAATTGACATCTGAAGAGCTGAATTATTTAAGGTTACATTCTCCGTATATAAAAGGTATTAGCAAGAAAATAACGGCGTATAATAAGTTTGTTAAAAATTCTACGGATAGCAGAAAAAAATTAACCTTTAAACAGCAAAAGGATAATGAAAAAACAAAAATACAAATGGAAAACGAAATTGTAAATATGCTACGCAAGTATAAAAAAGCGGTAAAAAAAGCCGCTTAAAAACAAAAGAATATAAAAAAGACTATTGTTTGTTTTACAATAGTCTTTTTTTTGTGTATAATATTTTTTGTGGTAGTTAAAGATATTTAATTTGGGTAAAATTTGGGTAAATTTTATAACGTTTTGGAAAGGTTTGGAAAGGTTGAAAAAGGTTGAAATTTATTCAAAAATCAATAAAAAGTCGTGTAAAACAGTATTAAAAGAGTGGAACTGCTGCCATCGTCTAGCGGTTTAGGACATCGCCCTCTCAAGGTAATATCTCTCGTCTATATGGGTAAAATTTGGGTAAATTTATTATTTAGATTTGGTTAATTTACTCTTTAATTCAAGCAATTCTTTTATCTTTTTATCGATTTCCTGAGGCGTGATTTGATGTATGTTGTATATATTATTTGCTATGGTTTGTTCTCTTTCCTTTGTGTAGTGAGCATAAATCTCTAATACTTTAGGATTTTTTATCCTTGCTACTTTCATTATATCCCTATCTTTTATTTCCGGATTATTTATTGCATGACTGACAAAAGTGTGTCTGCACATGTGAGACCTGCCTTTGCCTATAATCTCTATAAATCGTTTTTTTATTTGTTTTGAAATAACCGAGCGTGCATTTTTGCTTGTATAATCTTTACCGCATATAAAATCTGATTTACGTGGTAATTTTTTTATATAAGCAATAAAATCGGTTGGCATGGTAAGCGATATTCTGTTTGGATCCGTGCGTTTTGTTTTGAACGGATATATAAAAATTTTACCTGTTTTAAAATTAATATCCTGCCATTGAACCGACACAGCTTCTTTAATTCTTAAAGCAAAACTAAACATAAGCCAGCATATTGTTTTAATATGAGCCGGTTGAATTTGGTTTAATATTTTTTTTCTTTCATCGTTTGTAAAAAATTCTATATTTTTAATTAATTCTACAGGAGCGTCTTTTATAGGTTTTGCCGGGCTTTTTATATTTAACTCCAAAGTATTAATAGCGTAGGTCCACATGCTTTTAATTACATGTAGTTGTCTGTTTGTTGTGGACGAAACAACTGTTTTTCTGCGTTCCGCAATAAAACGATTTATATTTTCGTTATCTAATTCTTTTAAATATTTTATATGTAAAATTTCATCGATTTGTTTTATTACTGTTTTAACCGCTGATGGTTCGATTTCGTTCGGTATTACATAATTGTTGTAATAAAGTTGACAAAAATGAGACCATAAAAGAGAATCGATATTATATTTACCGTTATAATCTGCTTTTGATTTTTTTAGATCCAATAAAAATTGTGCCTGCTCAAGCTCGGCTTCTCTTTTTAATAAACTAACGCAAGTATGACGACGAAAATGACCGTCAACATCGAAGTATCTAAAACTGAATTTACCGTTTCTTTCTTCTAATTCTTGCATTGTTATTTTTCCAAATTTAATCCGGATAAATTTAATCGATTATTATTTTTAGAGTTCGATCTTAGAAGATCTCCTACAGTTGTAATATCTCCGGTTATAGTATTTAATCTAATATCTCCCCTGTTGTTAAAAGTATAGATATGTGTTGCTTGACCGACAAGAAAACCTATAACAAAAGCCAAAATAATAATTATTGTTGTTCGCATTTTTATCTTCTATCTTGACCGTAACCGTTGTAATATTCTGATGTTCTGTCGTTTCTGTAATAATTCGATCCTGTTTCTCCTGTATAGGGATTATAGTTATCTTTATAAGAGTAATTATCTCTTGACGTGTTATTTGGAGACGACCTATAATAACCATTTACATAAGTTCCATCTTTACGATAATAACCATTTACATATTGATCCGCCAAACATAACGCTGGTATCATCAAAAACAAACAGCATAATAGAATTTTTTTCATTTTTGTTTTCTCCTTAATTCTAATTCTTTTTTAAGCAATTCAATCTCTTTTTTAAGCAATTCAATCTCCTTGTCTTTTAGATCTTGTTTTTGGATTGTCTGATTTACTTTGCCTTTGGAGTTAATATTGATTTGGACGTCTGAAAAATTTTTATTATCATTCAATAAATCCTCTACAGATATATTTAGTGCCTTTGCTATCTTTTCTAAATTTTCTATTTTAGGATTCCTTGTTCCGCTTAGCCAATTTGTTAAAACTTGTCTATGCACACCAATCTTTTTTGCAAGGTCGCTCTGACTTAAACCTTGCTCTAATAATAAATGTTTAATTTTGTTTTTTAAATTAGTTATTTTCATTCTTTTAAAAAAATACTTGACAAACTTTTAAAAAAGTTTTACAATCAAATCAAAAGTTTTACAATCAAATCAAAACAAAAAATTGGCGAAAGGTAAAAAAATGGGTAAAAATCTTTTTTTCTTATCACAACAAACTTTTATAAAAAATCATAGCGACAACAATAATATTGTTGTATCTTTCGCCAAAAGAGAGCTATGAGCCGGCTGTAGGTTATCTTACCCATATCCTACAGCCTTTTATTAATTATAGCCGTTTTGTGTAGTTTTTGCAACGGTTGTAAAAGGTTTTAAGGGGGTTGTATGCAAGTAGTAAATGAAATTAAGCCCGATGTTAAGGAGCTTTTTGGCGACAAATATGTAAATGCGGAGTTTTTGAGACAATTTTTCGGTTTAAAAGATAGAGACGGAGTTTATCATCGTATGAAGATTTGGGGAATTGCAGGTAAAAAATTCGGAAACGGTTGTAAATATTGGAGTTTAAATAAAATTAAAAAGGAGCTGGACAAATGAAGGGTTATCAGGTTGATAAGGTAGGGAAATTATTGGAGAGAGTGTTAAGGTTTACTTATCACAAAACAAAAATCAAAAGAACTCCGTATTTAGACGGTATGATTATCCGCAATTATATTGTTACTCAAAAAATAAAAGGTAATACAGAGCTTTATAACGCTTATTTGCAATACACAAAAAACAAAACTGAAAAAATCGGCGTAGGTATGAGCAACGCCGGTGGTATGGGTTACGTAGTAGGAACATATCAGTTTGATTTTGATATTGCAAAAGCAAAATTAGACGTAATAAAAAAATATCAAGGAGAAGAAAAACATGTTTAGAATGATTTGGGCTGTAGTAAGAACAATTTTAATTCCGGCAGCGTTGGTTTGGTTTGTATGTAGTTTAAGTTGTGCATGGTATTTTAAAGTATTTATGATTTTATTTGTGGTTAATTCCGTGATTAATGATTACCGGATCGGCTATTGGAGAAACGAATTAAAAACAAGGATACATTTAGGAAGATGGTAGTTGAAGTTGTGGAGTTACCTGTATTTTATCAATGGGAAGATGGTAATTACGGCGTTAGAAAATTTAAATTGGAAGTAATTGAAAGCAGTATTAAAGAGCAGTGTAAGAAGTGTTTTTTTAACCTGAATAGGTTTCATTGTCCTGCGGTGCCATGCGGAGCGTTCGCAAGGAAAGACGGTAAATATGTTTATTTTAAGGAGACAAAATAATGGTTCCATTTTGGATTAGACGTTTTTTCTGTAAAGAATATAAAAAACCTTTATATTTAGCAATCTTTAAAAGCTTATACAAAACTACAAGTTATCCTGTTTTTGAAACAGAGGATAATCTTTTAGATCATCTTTATTTTTTATTAGGCAAAGAATGTTTAAAACCTTTAGAAGGAGCGAGTTTTTCTAACCCTTTCGGAGTCCATTTTGATGACGGTTGGAAAGTTTATATTCGAAGATGTAAAAATTTAGATGAATGTATTAAGTTCGGTTCGAACTTAAATTGTGATAAAAAAGATTTTAAACTACTTGTTTTATCAGATAGACAACATTTTGATTATTGGCACAAAAAACTTAATTTAGCTAAATACAAAAACGAATCCGGTTGTCATTTATATGTCGACTGCGATTATTCAACAGAGACTGAAATAAAAAACCAACAAATAGACGGAAGTTTTAAGTATATAGACTTTGTTAAAAAATACGGAAAATATAATTTACAAGTTTGTTAAAACGCAAGGAGAACAAAGAATGAGGGATTTTTCTGAAATGATAGAAATCGAAATAGACATAATATGTCGTTTGTTTAAACAATTAAACTTTAAATGTATAGATAAAAACAATATTTATAAAGAAATAGAGTCAAGAAACAGAGAAATCTTATCAAAACGAGAATATATTTTTCAAAACGATAGAATAAATGTTTTTCTTGAAGTCAGAAACACTCTTTGGAACAAAGGGAAAACTTATTTAATGATAATTAGAATAACAAATAACACTGGATTCGGATTGATTAATTTATGTGAAAGAGAATTTAATTTTTCATCCGAAGAAGTGTCAGTTATAGGAGATTTTTTTATTGCATTAACTGTTTTTATTAGAGAATATAAAAAATTTGAAACGCAGGAGCAAAACAATGTTAATGTTTCATCTAAAGAAAGAGTGGTTTGAAAAGGTAAAATCCGGAGAGAAAACACACGAATATAGGATTTGGAATAAATATTGGATTAATAGAATATATAAGCATTTAAACTTGGGAACTTATGTATATATTCCGCCTAATCCTAACATTGTTTTTACTTTAGGTTATCCTAAGAAAAACGACAAAGAAAAAATAATAAAAGCGATTATAAAAAGAGCAAGAATTATTGACGGTAAAGATACGGATTTAAAGTATAACGGAAAAGTTTTTGATATTGAATTTAAGGTATTAAAAAATGAGTAAATTTCAGGTAAAAAGCAAATTTAAACAGGGAGATACCGTCTATGTTACACATTGGTTAGGCGATAAACTGACAATAGATAAAATCACAATTCGTGTTGTTAGAGGAGAATTAATAGGGAATACTGTATTTATTTATTATTTAGACGACTTTAGACGAGTGTTTTACAACGACTATTGTTACAAAACGTTAAAAGGTGCAAGAATCGGCTTAAAGAAATTCATAAACAGAATAAAAAAGAAAAAGGGTTAAATATATGCGTTATATAACATTAAAAGAATTGGAAAATAGAAAAAAATTTTTAAAAAACAGAATCGAAAAATTGCATGCGGAGTATGTAGCAAAAGCATTACAAGAAGAAGACAGAAGAAAAAAAGAAGAAAAAGAACGGGAAAAAATTGCTAAAAAAAACAAAGAGATATTTTATCCGCATTTGCATTTTGAACGTGATTTTATGCATGAAGAAACAGAACATGTAAGAATGTTGCGGCATTGTATATCTGAAATAGATTTTTTAATTGAATTTATAAAAACAAAATTTGGCGACAAAGAGGGAATAAATAATGAAAATAGCTGATATGAAAATTAGTGATTACAAAGTAGGTAGAGTAATAGAAGAAGTCGATGGAAAAAAATGGATAATACAGAAAGTAATTCATAAAGACAACAGACAGGTTGTGGTTAGTGTAGGAAGAGGACATACTTTGCAGATTTTTTTCGCACTGAAAAAAGAGGACGAATAAATGATTAATACAATACTTAGATTAATTAAATATCATTACGAAAAAGACGAAGAGCAATTTAGAGATGTTTGCAGACAAATAATACTTGATTTTAGAACAATGGACAAGTTTGATTGTGCTGAAATGATAGCGGTGTATATGGGAGAAAGAAAAGAACATGTGTGGAGTGTAATGGATCCGGAAAGCGAAATTGAAAAAATGAAACGAGAAATAAGAGAACTCGAAAAACAATTAAAAAAGAAAAAAGATCTGTTTGTTAAATTTTTACAAAGGAAACAATTAAATGGACGACAAGATAGTTGTTGAGTTTAGCAGGAAAGAATTATTAGTGGTCTGCAAGGAATACAGAAAAACACACGGCTGTGAAGATGGATGTCGCAAAACCGACGATGATTTATTAATTTGTAATTTAATGTTTCCATGGGATTTGAATTTTAAAATTTTAAATAGAGAGTTTTGGCTTTGCATGGATGATATTCAAGAAATATCACAAGAAACAATAAACAGAGTAATGAAACATTTTAAGAAAAAGGAGAGAGCGGATGTCGATAACAACAAGAGATAAAATTCAGGCAATAAAAAGAGAGTTGGGATTTAGAAAAAAAGTATATCCTAATTTGGTTTTAGCTAAAAGAATGACACAAACTCAGGCAGACAGACAAGTTGCAATATTCGAAGAGATTTTAAAAGATTATGAAGATTTGCAGCAACGAGAAAACAAACAAATGAAATTATTTTAAGGGTGCAAAATGAAAGAATTTCCTCAAGATTTAAACGCTGAACGAGCTATAGTAGCTTGTATGGTTATAAATTCCGATACTATCGGCGAAATTTGCTCGAGATTAAACGAAAATGATTTTTATATGGGAATACACGCAGACATATTTAATGTATGTAAAAAACTATGGACAAACGGGCAAAGTGTCGATCTTGTTACGGTAAACAACGAATTAAAAAGCAATAAAATTTACGCCGAAAAAGGCGGTCCGGTTTGGCTTACTAATTTAATTAATAACGTCCAAACTACGGCGGGATATAGAAGTTATATCGATATTGTGCGAGAAAAAAGCATATTGAGAGCAACTTTGAAAGCGGCAATGCAAATTGCAAACGATGTATCAGAACAAACCAAAACTGCAAAAGAAATATTAGATAATGCACAACAAGAATTATTTGCCGTTGCAAGTGAAAACGTTAAAGATAATAGTTTGACGGAGATTTATAAAGATATTGTTTCGGCGGTGCAAAACATCGAATATTTGCATAGCAACAGGTCCGCTGTGCCGGGGCTTGCAAGCGGATTTGTCGACTTAGACAAAAGGATTGGCGGATTTCAAAACGGAGAACTGATAATTATTGCAGGGCGTCCGTCCATGGGAAAGACCGCTTTTGCGTTGAATATTGCCGAAAATGTGGCTACATCAGGTAAAGCGGTTGCGGTGTTTAGTTTAGAAATGAGCCGTAAGTTATTAATACAAAGGTTGTTATCATCCGTAAGCGGTATGAGTGCAAGTAAACTGAAATACGCAAATATTGCAGATAATGAATGGGCTGAATTATCTAATGCAGCTCAATCGTTAGGAAGTATGAATATTTTAATTGACGACAGTGCCGATTCTACGGCTTTTGATATTCGAAGCAAGAGCCGAAATTGTGCAAATAAATTAAAAACCAAAGGAAAGCATTTAGATTTGATTGTAATTGATTATTTACAGCTTTTAAGAGGAGATAGTAGTATTAAAGATAAAAACAACCAAATAGCTGATATTTCGAGGCAATTAAAAAGTTTGGCAAGGGATTTGGATGTGCCTGTTATTGTTTTAAGCCAGCTTTCAAGAGCTCCTGAACAAAGGGGAGTAAAAAACTCTATTCCGGTGTTAAGTGATTTAAGAGATTCCGGAGCGATTGAACAAGACGCAGATGTTGTTTTGTTTGTGTGGCGTGAGGGATATTATAAACCGAACGACGATACGGTGCAAAGAAACGCCAAAATACGAATAGGAAAAAACCGTAACGGTGCGTGTGGCGATATAGATTTAATATTCGAAGCAACGCAAACTAAATTTTTTAATAAGGAGAACGAGCAATATGGATGATTTATTTGAAAATAAAAGAAAAGGTTTAATCGATGTTGAAATATGGGAAAGATTAGCAGGGCTTAGGATCGCAGGAGAAACACATCAGGTGTTATATGTAATATTGGCTAAGACTTACGGCTACGGTATGAATAAAAATTGCATAGAAAACATCGAGTTTGTGGAACTTACCGGATTAGGCGTTACAAATGTTTTAAGAGGCTTAAAAAACCTACAGAATATGGGAATAATAATAAAAGAAAAAGTAGGCAAAAAAAACTATTTTACGGTTGTAAAAAATACGAAAAAGTGGCAACAAATTATCAATATTGATAATGCGGTTGAAAATTCAAATAAAAATCAAAAAAATAGCTTAAAGATAGACGATAACCAAGAAAAAAAGGATGTTAAAATTATCAATATTGATAACAATTTAAATAACGAAGAAAAAAAAGAACAAATTATCAATATTGATAACACGCTTGAAAATTCAAAAAACGACTTAAAAATCAATAATAATTTACAACAAAATAAGGAAATTATCAATATTGATAATAAACAAGAAATCAATTCAAAAATCAATGCAAATTTGAATGAATACGAAATTACAAAAAAAAGTTTTTATAATAATATATATATAAATAATATTAAAATTAATATCGAAGATATTAATAACAAAAAATCATTAATCAATTCTGATAACGCAAGTAAAAGACTTTTAGGTTATTGGTGTATGTTGTTTCAGTCCGAATTTAATAATCAATTTAAATGTAATTTTAAAAAAGATATGAGCATAATGAACAGAATATTTACAACTTATGGAGAACTTAAAGCGGCTTATATTATTAAAGAATTTTTTAAACTTGCGACGAATAAATCTGCTTGGCAATATAATAAATTTTCGTTGGAAGTATTAGAAACATCCTGTAATCAAATTTGTGTTGCAGCAGTAAATAAGAGAAAAGAACAAGAAAAACAAAAAGAACAAACACAACATATAGATATTAAAGAAAACAAAACACAAGATATAGTATATAAGACTGTGAATTTTAATGTAATGATGGCAGATTTAAAAAGTAAATACGGACAATTTGAAGCACTTAAACATATAGACGAATATAAAAAAAATTGGAAACAAGAACTTACGAGACTTGTGCAAGTTTTAAAAATTATCGTGCATAGGTAAAAAATATGTTGACATTTTTTTTAAAATATATTAAAATCAAATCGGCGAAAGATAAAAAATGGGTAAGAAGGACATTTTTTTCTTTGGCTTTTTTTATTTGCAGTTATAATAATTTAACAAATATGGACGGTAATAAGCAGAGTTAAACTCTGTTTATTGCCGTCTTTTTTATTTTATGACGAGAAAAAGACAAAATTTGTTGTTTGATATAGACGAATATAAAAGCAAAGCTCCAAAGATAAAATTGATTCCGGATGAAAAGTTTTACAAGTTTGTTAGACGAAAATATGTAGAACGGAAAATATCCGTTAATTATAAAAGCAAATTAAGATCAACAGAATATAACAGCTATTTGAAATTTGAAAAAAAAGCAAAGATAACCGCTTTAGGACGATATACCAAAATTGAAAGATTTGTTATTTTTTTACATTTTCAACTTGGTTACGGTCGTCGAAAAATACATAAGTTGATAGGTGTAAGCGAACGGCGGATATATGCTTTACTTTGCGAAATTAAATAATACCGTATTTGATACCGGTATAATGATTTTATCGTCTATAAAATTAAGATTTTAGAAGTTAAAAATATTAGGTTGTCGTGCATAAAAAATAATATGGAAAATACTGAAAATTTAGAAAAAATTAATCTCCCTGAAACAACAGTCAATGCAATAGTTTCTGACCTTTGCATAGGGCTTGTTTCGCACGACAAAATTGCAAAAAAACACAAAGTGTCGCCTGATACAATAACTAAGATAAACAGGCTCTTTGGGGAGAGAATAGGACAGGTAAAAAAGGAAATTCGAGATACCGTCCTTGCTACAACAAAGAATTGGGCTACAAAGACCGTCGAAAATCTGCAAGAAATAACGCAAGAGATATTGACGGAAATGGGGCTTAAAAAGAAGAGAGAAAAAGCGTCATTAAGTCAATTAGCTATGGCGATGGCTATAGCAGTAGATAAGATACAATTGCTTTCCGGTGGAGTTACTTCAAGAACCGAGACCGTAAAAATGACTTCAAGAACTGAAATTTTGGATCTTTTAACTGACGGAAAATCAAAAAATGCAAAAAGTATTGAAAATTCAAGCAGTTTTGAGAGTGCTAATTTTGAAAAAAATAACGAAAAAACTGAAGATAATTCAAAAGTTACAAAAGTTTTAATTAAAAATATATTGAAAAATCAATCAAATTTAATGAATTAGGTGGTCTTTGGCAACTTAACATAACGTGAGTTATCGGAATATGAGCCGTTTTTATCGTGTTGAAATTAAAGGGAAAAATTTGACCTTTTTAGACTTGTTTTAAACTGCGTAGGTAAGTGATAAATAATATATTTATCGTGCATATATGTATTTTACATGATAAGTATTAAAATGTCAATAGGCGTTTGGATCAGATAACCAAACAAACAAGCAACCGGGCAAGCCAAAGCAGACAAACAAACAAGTAAAACAAAGCAAATTTATCGACGAGAAAATAAGGAAAAAGGCGGTCGAACTTAACATAATATAAGATTCGATGTCCGGACACGGTTGGGGGTAGGTCCTGACAGCCGCTCTCCTTTTAAAAATGTCAGCCATACAGAGAGTTTTTTACAAAACGATTTTAGACAGACAGAATTATTGTTTAAAATTGAATTTGGCTGACGGAAACACGGAAAATTTAAAAGATTTATCATTGATGATATAAATTTACTGCTGTCTTAGTTTAAATGGTTAAAATTCCAACGACTTTAAGTCTATTAAATAATAGATTTAGACAGATGGCGATGTTTGTTCGAATCAAACAGATGGCGAAGAATTATCAAAAATGATAAGCAAAGTTTTTTAAGAAATTAAAAGCTTTTTATTAGTTGTAGATTTTGAAAATTTTTTTTCAAGCCGGGCGGATTATCAATATTGATAATTTGCAAAAATTTTAAAAAATAAGGAGACAGAAAAAAGTGGTAGATTTAAACAGTGTAACGCTTTCAGGCAGAGTTACTGCCGACAGTGTGCAAAGAATGACTAATTCAGGAAAAGAGCTGACAACTTTTGCAATCGCTTGTAATGATGATTATAAAAACAAAAATACAGGCGAATGGGTAAACAGAGCGTATTTTTTTAATTGTGTTCTTTGGAAACCAATGTTATTAAAAAAAGGTGAACCGGTTATAGTTTACGGAAAACTTGAAACAAATACCGAAGAGTATAACGGAGAAAAAAGAACTTACATTAAAATTTCAGCAAGTAGAGTTATAAGAATTGTTGTTGAAAAAAAGAGTTCTGATACACAACCGGAACAACAACAAGATAATAAAGCCATAGAAGATGACGATACACCGCCGTTTTAAATGCTGTCTCCTTAAAATACAGCATGGCTCCGGGGTTTTAACTTTTTCTGCCGGAGCCGAAACGGCAGAGATAGCAGAAAAAGGAATAATTAAGGAGACGCAAAAAGTATGAATTTTAAGACGTTTGTAAAAATTGCAGAAGTTGCCAAAGATAACGGATATAGAGAATGTTATATTAAAAAAATAAACGCTCAGTTTTTGTTTAAGAAAAATATTTATTTTAACATGAGCGGAATTTACAGATATGAAAAAGGTAGGTTTGTTGTAGTTTGTGATTTTGAAAAAGTAAAAAAAGAAACAGCAGAAAATATTTGTAAATTATTAGGATTTGAATTTAAGGAGACAAAAGCATGACAAATGAAGATTTTGAAAAAGTATTAAAAAGCCGTATAGAAAAAATAAATAAAGTTTTAGGCAACAAAGCTAAAGAATACGCAAGTAAAAACGACAGGTTGCATAATTTTAACGAAGCAAAAAGTTTTTTTAGATGTAATACAAAAGAATACGCTTTACTTGGTATGTTAAACAAACACTTAGTAAGTGTTGTTGATATGGTTGAAAAATACGAAAAACATGGTATTTTGCCAAGTCAAAATATACTTGATGAAAAAATAGGCGATACTGTTAATTATTTAATTTTACTTGAAGCTTGTTTTTCTCAAGATATTACAGATAATGCGACAGAAAAAGGCAAAGAAGGATTATGTTGTTGCGGAAAACACGAAGATAAACTGAATGACGATGTAACAACAAAAGAAGTTTTTGTAAAAGAAAAATGCACTATTGTAAAGTTTGATGAAAAAACAAATGTAAACGATCGTTTTTTTAGATGTGATGATTGTCATAAAGAAATTTATATCGATAGAATAATTGACGGATATACTTTTAAATGCCGAAACTGTAACAAGTATTATGTTTTACAAGAGGTGAAACATGGCTAAAGAGAAAAGATACGCAATTATTGAAGTAAAAGAAAACGATTGTATTTTTAGACAGTTTGACACTTTTGAAGGTGATTATTTTTGTAACCATGACAAAATTTGGCTTGACAGTAAAGCCGATTGTAAAGGTTGTAAGTATAGAGATAACGGAGAGACTAAAAAACAATATATAGCTAAAGCAAAAACAGCTTTACAAAGAAAAATTCTTACAAGACCTTTAAGTATAGATGATGAAGCAAAAGCGGTTATAGATTATTTAGGAATGAAATAGAGGTATTAAAATGCCAAAGTTTGGAGAAAAAAGTTTTTCGTTGCTCAGACAATGCCATAGAGATATACAAGTTGTTGCTATGGCTGTTATAGAAAAAATAGATTTTACTGTTTTAGAATCTACAATAAGAACAAAAGAGCAGCAGGCACAATATGTTAAAGAAGGTAAAAGCAAAACGATGAACTCCAAACATTTACTTGTTCCTTCGCAAGCTATTGATATTGCTCCTTATCCTATAGATTGGAAGAATAGAGAAAGGTTTGCATATTTAGCCGGATATTGGTTAGGAGTAGCTGAAAGATTTAAAAGTTTAGGACTTATAACATCTGATTTCAGATGGGGCGGAGATTGGAATAGAAACGGCGAAACAAAAGACGAAAATTTTTCAGATATTCCACATATTGAAATAATTTAATTTTTTTTAAAAGGAGAACAAAACTATGACTAAAAAAGAAAAAGATTTAAAACAAGAAAAACCGACAGAAGAAGCGACAAAAGATACAGAAAACACAGAAAAAACAACAGAAACAACAGAAAAACCGACAGAAGAAGCGACAAAAGATACAGAAAACACAGAAAAAACAACAGAAACAACAGAAAAACCGACAAAAGAAACAAAAAAATGTGCAAGGTGCGGAGCGGAACTTGTTGAAAATAAAAAAGAATGCACCGTATGTTTTGCTCCTACGAATTGGGAAAATTAATTTTTATATTAAGGAGTAAAAAACATGATAAAAGATTTAAGTAACGCCAAATGTAGTTTTGGATATCTTGCAGCAAGCTCTACGGTAAGAAGTATAAAAATACCAAATGACGCAAAAGGTGTGAAAGTTTTTAGTCTAACGGAAAATGTTTTTTTTAATGTAAATGCTGATCCGGGAACGCCGGGCGATAATAATTTGGTTGCCGGTGGATTTGCGGCAGCAGGCGTTTTGGAAACAAGGATTTTGCAAGACGGAACCGATAGAACATTTAGAATAAAAGCCGAAGCAGAATGTTCGGTGTTAATTGAGTTTTGGGGTTAAATAAAAATGGATTTTACAACATTATTAAAAGATTTTGGTGTTGTTGGTATTTTTGCAATGCTTGTTGTAATAGTTGCAAAATGGGGTATGAATTATATTGATTCCATTAGACAAGACGCAAAAAACGAAAAAACCGAGCTTATGAATTTTATTACAAAACAACAGGAATTAGTTAATAACAGTTGGAAAAATATCGAAGAATTGACAGTTGCGATTAAACAGTTGTCTGCTGATATAAAACAACAGGAGCATAGACATGACTGACGAACAAAGAGTTTTGTTATGCGAGATGTTAAATAAACCGGAAGGTGATATTTTATTTTCTTTTTTAGAAGAAAAAAAAGAACAATCTTTAAACGAAATGTTAAACACTGATAAACCGGAACAAATTTTTGCCGAACACAGTAAAGCAAAAACAATAAAAAAGTTGATAGTAGAGCTGTCTACTATTAAAGAGTATAAAAATATAACAGAAAAGGAGACAGAACAAAATGGCTGATTTGGAAAATAAAATTAACAGTGTAAAAAGTATTGAAGAATTAGAACAAATGGAAACACAAATAAAAGATGAAAAAGTTGATGATAAAAACAACGATAACAACAATAATAATGACAACAACAACGATGATAACCAAAATAATAACACAGAAAACAACGATGAAAACAATGATACAGATAACAATAACGATGATGGCGATGATAACAGTGATGAACATAATAAAGATAACAACGCAGATAATAATGATAATGATGATAATGATACCGGAAATGATAAAGTAAATAAAAAACAAAAAACGCCTGTAACTGATGAGTTAAGGAAAAAATACAATATTCCGGATAAGTTTAAATATGTTGAAGATGTTGTTGAATGGGGCAGACAAGCCGAGAAAAGTAAATCGTCTGCACTTGCCGAACGCAACAATATTAAAACCGAAAACGATAAGTTAAAACAAAGACTTGAACAGTTGGAGCAGGATGTTAAAAATGTAAAAGAAAAACAGAATGAGCCGACCAAAGAAGAAAAACAAGAGATGATTGATAAATTTAACGAAGAATTTATGAATGATCCTATTAAAGCTATAGAAAATGTTATAGAAAAATTTACAGGCAAAACAGAACCTAAAAATAATGATAAAAGCAAGCAAGAAAAAATAGAAGAACAAAGAAAAGAACTTGAAAAGCAAGCTCAAGCCGAATGGGATGATATAACCGAAGGTATGAGCAAAGAAGAAAAAGAAAGTCTTGCTAAAGAATTTAAAAAGATAACAGTCGAACATCCGGAAATAACGTCGTTATATGTTATAAGAGATATTGCCGAAGCACGCAGAGCAAGAGAAGAAAGAATACTTGCAGCAGAGCAGGAAAAAAAGAATAAACAAAAACAAGCTGCTGCTTCAGCCGCACCTACTAAAACGACTACGAACGATGACGATATGATTAAAAAAATTAACAATGTTAAAAATTTAAAAGAATTGAAGGAACTTGAAAACAAGATGAAATAAAACAGATATTTTTTCTTTTTTATTTAACACAAAGACCTTGCGAAAGCAGATAATCTTTAAGGTTAAATAAAAAAATAAAAATAAAAACTCAAAAATAAAAGACCTCTGATTTTTTCAGAACAATCTTAAATTGAGCAAAGAAGTAAGGAAGTAAAGAAGCAAAAGTTTAAGATTTGCAAAAAATTTGAAAAAACGGAGGTTTTTATCATGTCAGTTACAACTACATCCAACTTAAGCCCTTTTGTGCAGGCTTATTATGACAAAAGATTGTTGCTTATGGCAAAACCTTTAATGGTAGCCGAGCAATTTGCACAAAAAAGAACATTGGAACAAGGAAAAGGTAAAACGATTTATTTTACTCGTTACCAACCTTTACCTAAAAACAAAACTCCTTTAACAGAATCTGCAACCGGCGGAGTAACAAATAAAGCATTACAACAACAGGAAATTTCAGCAACCATCGATTGGTATGGTGATGTTGTAGAAATATCCGAAATAGCTTCTCTTACCGCACTTGATAAAGGTGTAAAAGAGAAAGTTGATATTGTTGCAAATGCTTGCGGTGAAACAGTCAATTCGTTAATTAACGATTGTATCGGAACAGGTTTTATCAGAAGAAGAGCAGACGCCGATTCTACATATCAGTATGACGGTGTAACAAGTGCAGCAGGAACAAAAACAGCTGTAACATGTTCCGGATTAACACAAAACAACGATCATTGGAACGGCGGATATATAACGTTTACTGATCCTACAAAACCAAATTACGGTATTACTACAAAAGTTACCGATTTTGACGCTGCAACAGATACTTTAACTGTTGACGCTTTGCCTGTAGCTGTGCCTTCGGGAGCAGCTTTCAGAGTTGTTGTAGGAACCGGTATTGCTGCGACCGACGTTCTTTCTTCTGCTGCAATTAAACTTGCAAGAAGAGATCTTAAGAGAGCAAAAGCTATGCCGTTTGAAGATGGAAAATATGTATGTATCGTTGATCCTGATACAGAATACGACTTTATGAATGATTCCGAATGGAAAGACGTAAAGAAGTATCAAGATAAAAAAGATATATACGAAGGCGAAATCGGCGAATGGTATGGAATAAGATTTGTTTCGGCAACCGAAGTGTATAGAGAAAGCGTTGCAGGCGTAGCAAGCGAAACAGGTGCTGTGCATGTAATAACTCTTTTGGGAAGAGAAGCGTTCGGCGTTGTTGATCTTGACGGAGTTAAAAAGAAAATCATTGTTAAAAATCCGCAAGATTTAGCACAACCTTTGGAAATGACAGGAACCGTAGGGTATAAAGTGCCTTTTGTGGCAAAGACATTGAACGGCGTGTTCGGTGTTAATATCCTTTGCGGTGCAACTGCCTAAGTATATAAAGAGCAAGGGATTTTTTCCCTTGCTCTTTTTCAAATTTAAAGAGGATAAAAATGGCTAAAAACAAAGTAGAAGATATACAAAAACCAAAACAGTCAATTTATTTAGACAGTAACGATGTAAATAACATACCTGAATTTAAAGTTAACGAAAAGGTGGTAGTAAAAGGGTATGGCAGAGTTAAAAGCGTATCGCATTATCAGGAAACAAACGGAGACAGATACACGATGACGGTAGAGTTTGACAGTATAAAAGTTTTAAAAAGCGATTTAAGTAAAATCGAGCAGGTAAAAAGTTTGAAAGAGTTAAAAGATTTGGAAAACGAGTTGTAATAAAAAATAAAAAAAAACGGAGACAAAAAAGTATGGAATTTTTAAAAAGTTTATTTGTAAACGGTGGATGGATAATTTTAGTTTACATTTTGTTTAGAGTTGTGCTTTGGATCATAAGACAGACGGAAACAAAAAAAGATGATGAAATAGTGGATAACTATGTAATTAAAGCCGTAAAGTTGGCGTTACAGGTTATTCCTAAACCTGAAGAAACACAAATAAATTGGTTGAAATTTACAGCTAATGTTTTGGCTGAATTTAATAGAGCTTATACGAAAGAACAGGGAGAGACGCCCGATAGTTCTACATTCGAAAAAGCAAAAACTTTAATTAAAGAAATTGCCGATAACGCTCAGTTTGCAAACGCAAAAGAAATGATTGAAGAGTATATCGGTAAAGATGAAAACAAGTGAATTAAAAAGTTATGGAAAATAGGTAAGGTAGGAATTGCTTATTATAAAGTTAAAAATTCGCCTTACATACCGAAAATAGAATTTACAAGCAGGTTATATATGCCGATAAGCAATGAATTTATAGACGGAAAATTCATAAAACTTACTTGGCGATTTTGAGCCTGAAGCTCATCATGAGCTTAAAGCTTTTTAGAGAGGTGATACAATGGGTTATTCAGATGGAGTATTTAATACAGGAAGGGCAGCCGTAGGAGCAAGCGGCGGTGGTGGACGTGCAGGAGTTGTAACTTTAATTGCTATAGGAAGCCAGCCGTCAACGCCCTATGTAAGAGGTAGCAAATGGTTTTATGACGGAAAAATTTATACCGCACTTACAACAACAACAAAAGACAGCGGAGTAGATCCGAGCTACAATACAGCTTATTTGTATGACGGAGTATATTACTATTGGGATGGTTCGTCGTTACAAACAAAACCTGAAGATAATATTGTGCATATAACAGGAACCGAGGTAATAACGGGCAATAAGCGATTTGAAGGTATAACAGAGGCAATTACACAACATAACGACGATATATCCGACAAAGTAGCAACAACGGCGTTCGTGTATAACCATTCGGTTAAAAGTCATGAAGAACTTGGAGTAAGTTTTAATCTTTCAAGCTCTGCAGGAACAAGAATTTTGGGAGCGGCGAGCTTAAATTTTTCCAAAAGCACAGATGTTGCAGCAGGCACCGACGATTTTAAAGGTCATGAAATTTTTGAAGGATATGATATTTTGGTTACCTATAACGCCGAAACAGGTAAAGCCGAACAGTTTGCTGTTGAAGGAACCTATGAATACGAGACACATTTCGGGTTGCCCGGTTTTTACAGTTTTAGAATGTTTCATATCTTTTGGTATAAGCTTGAAATCGATGATGACGGTAATACAATGGTAATATTGTCGGCAGAAGCTAAAGACGGTTACAAAGTATCACCTATGCACGACAGAAACGGCGTGTTACATGAATGGATTGGAGTATCAAAATATTCTATAGGTGAGCCGTTTAGAATTAAATTAGTGGCTTTTGAAGAGCAACCTGCAACTTATACCGAAGGTGATAAGTGGTATTATAACGGTTTAATTTATACGGCTACAAGTGATAATACTACGGATGAAGGTGTAGAACCTGATTTTGATAGTGTGTATAACTTTAACGGAACCAATTATTATTGGAACGGTGAAGATATGCAGACCACAAACAATACTCCGTTTACAATCACAACAGGCAGACCACCTATATGCAGCAGAACTATTGCACAATTTGAAGCGTTACCGAGAAAAAAAGGATTACGTTTATTCGGTATAAAAGAACAAACAAGTATTCAGTATTTAGGGCTTGTTAAATACGCCAATTTAGATTGGCAAGCTACTTTAGGTAACGGCAACACTACCGGATATAAAGGCGACGCAAAAGCAGTAACGGACGAAACAAACGTCGATTATGTAATACTTACGGCTACACATTGGAACGCAAGTAGTCAAATAAATACAGTGCCTGTAAATAAACAGTGCATAGGCGTAGGAACAGCAAGTGCGACAACTTGGTATAGGATTATATCGGTTGAAGATGTTACTGTAAGTATAAGCGGAACAGATACAGCTTGTAAAAAGGTTTATATCGAGGGAACCGTAAGCACAACAGCAAATACTACTGTATTGTGTTTAGGTATGGAACTTACCGGCGGTAGTGATAACGTGCTTGGACTTGACGGAGAAAATACCGGTAACGGTGATTATAACGCAAGTAAAATGCCTAACAAAACTTTTGGGCTTGATAATTTTATCGGTAATGCCGGACAGATGGTCGGCAGCTTAGCAGGAATAGGAGACGGAACAACCGAACATATTTATTTTAATCCTGATCCTGACGGAACCGTAAGCTATACAAAATCGTCTATAGAAGCCAATTGGATAGAGGTAACGACAAATGCAGGCGGAACGATAACAAACGGAAGATTCGAAGCTACAAGACTTTTAGGTAAAGATATGTTCTTGTTTAAGAACGGTAGCAGCAACGGAAAAACGAACGATAATCAATATTATGCTCACGCCAACAATACCGTATATCGAGCGTTTTCAGGCGGCACCTGCAACCTCGGGGCGTATGCGGGCGGGTTCTGCTTGGCTTTGAACGGCACCGTTTCTACTGCTAACCAGTCTTATGGCGGGCGTTGCGTTTTTATCCCTTAGGGCTTGAAGCGTAGCGGAAAGACCGTAGAAAAGGGTTGTTAAGGGAAAAAACCTTTTCCCTTAAAGATAAAAAAATAAAAGCAGTTTGTTCTTTAAATAGAAGTAAAAAAAGAAGGGTTACATAAAATAGGCGGCACCTGCAACAACGGGGCGAATGCGGGCGGGTTCTACTTGAATTTGAACAACACCGTTTCTAATACTAACCAGAATAATGGCGGGCGTTGCGTTTAATATCTTAAATTTAAAAAGCAGTTTTGATTGTTTATGTAATCCGTGGCACTTGCCAAAAATAGTGCAACAAGGGATAGGGTTAGTAGGTTGCTTGTAGTTTTTAAAAATGCAAATAATTCGAACACTCTAATAAGATAAAAAACACTATGAAAAGAATAGGATTTTTAATTACTGAAGAAAAAATTACAAACGAATATTGTAAAGCAATCATTCTTAAAGCGGCTAAACACAAGAAAAAAAGAAAGCCGGTAATAGAAGTGCTTAGCAATATAGAAAAGTATGCTCAAAAACTAAAAGAAACGGTTTTAAATGAAAGTTATAAACCGTCTCCTTATACTATTTGTAACACAGTAGATCAGCCGTCAAAAAAGAAAAGATTGTTGCATAAACCTGTATTTTATCCGGACCAATGTATTCATCATCTGTTAATTGATTTGATTTATGACAGATTATTGAAAAGGTTGGATCCTTACGCTATTGCTTCTATTCCCGGACGTGGTATTCATTACGGCTATAAGGCAATAACAAAATGGCTTAATACGGATAAAAAAGGAACGAAATGGTGCTTAAAATGCGACATAAAAAAGTGTTACGAAAATATAAGACCGCAGTATGTTATTAAGAGTTTTAAACAATTTATAAAAGATAAAAAATATTTAAGACTACTTACAACAGTAGCTTACAGTTTAGGACCTATGGGCGGGTTACCGCTTGGAAATTATACAAGTGCATGGTTTGAAAATCTTTTGTTGCTTGATATGGACACTGCAATAAGACAAGCCGATGGAATAAATTATTATTTAAGATACGTTGACGATTTTATCAGTTTAAGCGGAAATAAAAGAAAATTACGCAGATTGGTAGATTTAATTATTACCATACTTGCAAAAATTGGATTGACGCTTAAAGGAAATTGGCAAATATTTCGGGTTGCCGTGCGTGGTATTGATATGCTTGGTTATAGATTTTTCTATGGTTATGTATTACTTAGAAAAAGAAACTTATACGGATTATACAGAACCTTGAAAAACTATATTAAAAAACCATGTAAATATTGGGCTGTAAGGCTTAGTTGTAGACTTGGTAATTTAAAATGGTTTGACAGTTTTAATTTAGGTTGCAAAATTTACAATTTAATAAACATAGAACAATTAAGGGGGTTGTGTAGATGAAAACAAAAATAACAGATTTACCACAAGGTAATGTAAGCGTTGTTAAAACAGGTGGCTGGGATTATGTAACAATGTATAACAACGTAAAAGAAACCAAAGATGAAAGCGGGCAAAAAATATATGAAGCCGATGTTATAAGTTTTGCTATTAAAGAGGTTACAAAAGAACAAATTGTATCTCAGTTTGATTGGTATTGGAACAAATATATTGCCGCAGAAGTAAACCAAAAGAAAGCGGAAAAAATTGTTATGTTACAACAGCTGCTTGCCAAAACAGATTATGAAGCAATTAAGTATGGAGAAGGTGTAATAAGTCAACAGCAGTATGCAACGCTTGCACAGGCAAGAGAAAATTGGAGAGTAGCAATAAACAGTTTAGAAGCAGCTAAAACACTTGAAGAAGTTGAAGCAGTAACTTTTTCAACAAGTATACCAAAAATAGGGGCTTAATGTTCGAAAATATCGAAGCTATCAGATTTGACGAGTTTATAAAAGCAAACAATATCGATTTGAATTGTTTGAGTATGGATAAATTAAATGCGTTACTTAATTATAAATACGAGTTGGAAGACAGAGAAAAGAATTACGGAATATGTTATTACCGTCCGCAACCGTATCAGCAGAAATTTCATAACAGTTTTAAAAAGATAAGACTTGCTTTAGGTGGTAACCAAACAGGTAAAACCGAGTGCGGTTGTGCTGAAGATATAAGAATTGCATTAGGACTTGATAATACAATTGAAAAAATGAAGTGCAGACCGCCATACAAATTAAGAGTATGTGCGAACGATTTGGATAAAGGTATACAGGAAGTTATTGTAAGTAAATATCAAAAGTTAATACCGCCTGAAACTTTAAAGGGCAGACCTGCAAAGTATTCAGGCGGACAATGGAAGAAAATATATTTTAAAAACGGCTCTACAATCGAGTTAATGAGTTATGAGCAGGAAACCGATTTATACGAAGGATGGACAGGACACGGATGTCATTTTGATGAGCCGCCGCCACAAGACAAATATACTGCTACTATCAGGGGATTGATGAGATTTAACGGAAAAGTATGGATTACTGCAACTCCTTTAAATGAACCTTGGATATATGACGAGATTTATTTAAAAGGGTTACACGGTGATAAAGATACCGACGTGTTTGAATTTTCACTTTTTGACAATATTTATTTAACAGACGAAGCAAGAGAATTTTTTATTTCACAAATTCCCGAAGAAGAAAGAGAAGCAAGGGTTTATGGAAAATTTAAACATTTGTCCGGACTCGTATATAAAGAGTTTTGCTCCAAACATATTATGAAGAGTTTTGATATACCGGAAAATTGGGTAAGAATATGCGCGATGGATTATCATAGCCAAAAAGATTGTGTAGTTGTGTGGGTTGCAATTGATGAAAAAGATAGAGCGTTTGTTTACGATGAGCTTGTTACAGGCGGAACAGTAAAAGAAATTGCAGAAAAAATTGTAGCAAAAGAGCAGGAGACAGGCGGACCTGCCGAATATAGATTTATTGATTCGATTTCGGCAACTCCGGACAGAATATCAGGAAGAAACGCACAGAGAGAGTTTGGAGCCGAAGGGTTACGCCTTAAATGGAACCTTGTGTTTAGATCTTCCACAAAGAATTTTGTTGTAGGTAAAAATGCGGTAAGCGAATATTTACATATAAATGCCAACGGTGAACCGAATATGTATTTTTTCGGAGATAAATGTAAGCAGCTTATAAGCTGTATGGGTAAATATGTATGGAGTGAACCGAACAGACAAACAGCAATTAAAGAAAGACCGAAAAAAGTTTATGACGATTTACCTGACGCTTTAAGGTATGCCTTAGTATTAAAAATTAAATATAAAAACGGTAAAGCGTTTAGATCTATCGAGCAGGATAATTATATTTATAATTCGGGTAGTGTTACCGGTTACGGCTTAGGACAGTAAGGAGAAAAAAACATGAATAAACAAAAATTGCATGAAAAAGCTTTAAAGTTCGTTTTAACTACATTTGCAAAATATTCCGAAAGAGCAGAAACAGAACAAAAATGGATCGATTACGATAAGCTATACAACAACAAAGCAAGCAAAAAAACTTATACAGCAGGTGTAGCAAACTTGTTTGTGCCGGAAACACGTAAGGCGGTAAGAACGTTGCTTAATTTTTGTGATGAATGTTTGTTTGCTAAAAAGCCGAATTTCAAGTTGCAAGGTGTAGGCGGACCTAATGACGAAAGAAAAGCCGAAATAAATACAAAAATATTGAATTTACAGCAACAGAAAATAAATTTCAGAACAAAAGTAAGACGCTTTTTAGAAGGTGCAATTATTAAAGGAACTGCCATAGCTAAAGTGAGCTGGGTGCAGAAAAATAAATACGTATTAAAAAAATTGCAAAAAAGAAAAAGTATTATGGATGTGTTAAAACGTGTAGGAACAGGTGAATTTTTTATGCCGAACGTGCAGAAAGAGAGCGTTCCTATTTATGATAATATCGATTTTAATACGCTTAAACTTGAAAATGTGTTTTGGGATTTTTATAAAAAATGGGAAGAACAGGAAGCTATTATTGAAAAGATACCGAACGTAAACGAAAGCGATTTAAGAATTATGGCTAAAAGTAACGACAGCTATTTTGGTATAGAACAATATTTACAAACTCATCAGACAGGCGTTGTTGAACCGGATGTTACCGAAAATTATGCTCATACTGCCGAAATTGTGGGAACAGGCGATACAATGAGAGTAGAAAAAGACAGACACGAACTGCTTGAATGTTGGTGTAATTTTGATATTGACGATGACGGTATTGAAGAAGAATGTATTATTACCGTGATAGATAGAAAAGAAGTTATAAGGTGCGAACTTAATCCGTATGATATTCAGGAAAAACCTTATGTATTATTCAAATGGGAAGATATTGAGCAAGCCGAAAGTATTGGTATAGGTGTGCCGGAACTTGCAAAAGAAAGTCAACTTGCATTAAACGATTTTATGAATCAGTTTATGGATGATTTAACATTGATCCTTGATTGTATGATGGTGGTTGACGCTCAAGCAGGAATACCAAACTCACAATTAAAGTCAAGACCAAGAGGTATTATTACAAGCCAAAACGGCGTAAACGGTATAACCTTTGTGAGACCGCCTAATGTTAGCGAAAGTGCTTTACGAGGAATACAGCTTACCAAAAACGATATTATGACAGTTACCGGAGCTTCTGCAAATTTGCAAGGGTTGCCTGCAAGATATGATACAACAGCAACAGAAGCAAGTGCAATAAATAACTCTTCACAAAGAGAGATATTTACAAAATTAAGAACGTTTGAAGATGAAGTTATAAAAGCATATTTAAGAAAAGCTTACGGCTACAATTTACAGTTTATGAGCTCAAACGATGTAAAAAAGATTATAGGCGAAGAAGCGTTTACCGCTTATGTTGCCGATATGAATATTAAGATTGACAAAAATTATGATTTAAGTGATGTATTGCTTGCTGATTTTGATTTTATACCGTTGTCGGTAAGCGAGACAGAAAATAAAGTTGTTAAAGGACAACAGTTATTAAACCTTTACAATATTGCAATTAAAAGTCCGGGCGGAATATGGAATATTGCAGAGCTTGCCAAAAAAATTGCAGAAGTATTGAATGACGGAGATCTTTCGATTATTTCAAAAGAAGTTGACAGTCAACTTATAAGTCCGCAAGACGAAAACATTTTGATGGAGCAAGGAGAAACTCCGTTTGCTAAACAACAAGAAAACCATTTAATGCACATTCAGGTCCATGAAGCAGCTGAGCTTAATCCTGCTTATGAGCCGATACGTAAAAAACATATTGAAGAGCATGTAAGATATTTGCAGTTACAACAACAGCAACAACAGCAGATGTTGCAACATGAATTATTAAAACAGTTGATGGGTAACGCTGCAAAACAAGAAGCAGGGTTACCAGCACAGGAACAACCGACATTTGCTCCTAAAGGTATGACAGAACAACAAGCCGCACAGGTGCCGGGTGTAGTTGAAGCTCCGGTAAGTTTACAGTAAGGAGATAAAATATGCAATTGAGCGAAATTTTAGCAGAAATTAAAAGGAGTTTAAAAGAACCTGATACAGGCGGACATTGGACAGATAGCGAACTTATAAGAAGAGTTAATTTAATACAAGCCGATATTTGCAGAAAAACTGAAGTGTTGCTTAAAACGGCTACGGTAAATTTTAATGCAGTAGCAGAAAATTATCCTATTCCGGCAGACTGTTTAAAAGTGGTTGCGGTTGTTTATGAAAACAAAAGAATTATAGGAACTACAGCACAACAACTTGATGATAAATGTTTGTTTAATTCAAGAATATGGAGAGAAGCAACAGGAGAACCGGAAACATATTATCAGGAATTTAATGTTATAAATTTGGTGCCAAAACCGACAAACGCAAGTGATATAACTTTACATTATATAGGCGTTGCCGATGATATGGTTAATTCTACAGATAAACCGTTTAACAATACGGAACAGTTACAAAGTGCTTCTCAAACTATTATCGACGGAGTAATTTACAGATGTATGCTTGAAGACGGTAATATACAACTTAGCGACAGATATAATAATTTGTATATTCAAGGATTAAAAGATATTAAAGATTTAAAGTTTAAGATTGATGAAGTAACCGAATTTACTATTGCAAGACCGAGAGGTTAAAAAATGGAAATAAAAGCAATTGATAATTTTTCAAAAGGGTTAATATCAAGATTGCCTGCCGACAAAATAAGCGATAATGCTTTTAGTGATTGTTGCAATATAGATTTAAGCGACAATTATTTACCTAAAAGTATTAAAGGAAAAATAAAAGTAAATAACGTTTTACTTGATAATGCAAGTTGTATGGGTTGTGCAATATATAACAGTAAAATAGACGGCAGTTTATTGATTGTAGCTTGCGGCGGATATTTGTGGTATAGTCCGCTAAACAGAGATGATTTTAATAAAATCAAAATAAGCAATAACGGCGTTGATGAAGATGTTTTAATAGATGAAAACGTAAGAGTAAGATTTGCTCAGTATAATGACCGTCTATTTGTGTTTACAGGAAAATATCCGGTAATTGAAAATGAAGATTTTAATGACGCTTGTATACTTGTAATTTATAGAAATAAAGCAACGTATATAAACAGAGACAGTTTTTACGCATGGATAAGCAATAATGACGGAAATGTTTATTATACATTAAGCAGCACGCCGACAAACGGAGACGCTATTTTTAGCGATCTTTACAGAACAAAAATAACATATACCGTATCAAGTGTAAGCGGAGACACTTTAACAGATAGCAACAATGTAACTTATACAAGAACAGCAAATTCAGATTGTGTTGACAACAATGTTCCACAAGGATTAAAAATAGGATTTATACATCAAGAAAGATTGTTCGGGCTTGGAAGTATTGAAGATGATAACGGAGTATATTGGAGCCAGCCGTATGATCCTGTAAGGTGGACACCTGTTTATGGTTTAAATTATGATACAGTAGGAAAAGATGACGGCGAAAAAATTACAGGCGGTGCTTCCTTTGGCGGAGCTTATATATACATATTTAAACAACATCATGTATATAGATATTTAACAAACGGCGATATAGATCAGTGGTCGAGCAATAAAGTAGACACGACTTACGGAGCTGTAGCTCATGAGACAATAAGACTGTTTAACGGAAATTTAACTTATTTAAGTCTTGACGGAGTGGCACAGCTTAACGGAAATACTGCCGTATTGATAGACGAACAAATACAAGATAAAACAAAAAATATATCTGTAGCAACCGGAACACAAATTGAAAGAAGTTATAAAAAAAATAGTAATTGGGATAATACCGGAGCAACAACAAATGGTATTGTTACATTATTGCCACAGGGAATAAGAAGAATAACAAATTCTGTTTATTTTAACGAATTTGGAGTATGGACACAAAAAGAAAGCATAGGAAAATTTTTAGATGTAACCGATACAGTTTTAAATTGCGGTATAAGAACGGATTTTGAATCGACCGCAAGCAGAGACGGTGAAAGAAATATTTTAAGTTTTACAAACACAGGCAGCGAAACCATTAAAAGAGGATTTTGTTTTAAAATTGAACCAAAAATAAAAAATTGGAATCTACAAGATGTATTAATATATATAACATCTAAATCTTATAACAATAACACAAAAGACGGTTATGTGTATTTAGAGCTTAGAAAAGGAAGTTATAACGGTCAACTTGTTACTTCAACAGCACACAAAGGATATGATAACATTTCCGTTAATGCCTATAACAGCTTTAGTTTTAATAATATTGCCATGGAAGCAAATACAACTTATTGGGTATGTGGCAACGGTGGAGCAAGTCAAAAAGTAAGCGGTTATGGATGTCAATTTATATGCAAATTAGGAACTTATGCCCATGCCGGAGACGGTTATTATGCCAATGAATTACAAAATGTAAGTCCTTTATTAAAATATAACACTAATATAAATTTAGCCGATTATACTTACAAAAGTTCTGAAATAGATTATGGATCAAGCGGATTTACAATAAACAGATTGCAGTTGGCAGCAAGCGACACTTACAGTAATTATACGATTAAAATTGCGGTTGCTAATTATCCAACAAGCGTAGAGCATTGGGATGATATAGATAATGCTTATATTACAGAATATACAATAACAAATTTAGCCGATATAACCTTAAATATAAACAATGCTCACAGATACGTTCGTTACAAAATAGAATTTACAAAAGGATTTTTCGGTTTAAGATGGTTTATTTTTTGGACACTCGGAGCTTACAGTTATATAAGCGAACCTATTAAGATAAATACTGTAACGCCGATTGCGTGGGGTATAAGTGAATTTACAAGAATAGAAAGAGGTTTTTATTCAGGCGTAGCAACGGTATATTTAAGAAGCGGAGCAGATTTAACCGATTTAAATAATGCAAGTTGGTATGAAATAGCTAACGGCGAACAGATACCGAGCGATATAGCACTTAATGTATATGTGCAATACAAAGTAACATTTCCGGAGCTTTGTGATAATTTTGTTAATGATTTAAAAATAACTTACTACACAAGCGAAAATATAACAAAAGTATGTGCTATTGTTTATAAAGATAAATACAGATTAAATATCCCGAAAGACAAAGAATCAAACAATAATGCTATTGAGTGTATATACGATAAAGCCGGATATTGGACAACCAAAGACAGTGAAAACAATTTTGATTATTGCAAAAGCAACGATGATTTATTTTCTGTAAGTGCTGATGAAGGACAAGTTTATAAAAAAGAGACAGGATATAAAAACGATGAAACAAACTATACAAGTTATTTTGTAACAAAAAAGTTTGCGTTAAGTGATTTTGAAAATTTGTTTAGAAAAATTAAAACAAGATATATCGCAAGCCAAAATATAACCGTAGGTGTAAGTGTAAACGACGGAGAATACGTTAATTATGTTTTAACTTATAAAGATAATTTAACAGAAATTATTAAAACGTTGACAGGAATTGTAAGAGGACAAACAATAAAACTTAAATTCAGTTGGCAGGCAGAAAACCAAACAGAAATACATGATATTGTTTTATATTGGCAGATTTTAAGAGAGTTGCATAGAGGATAAAAATGAAAAAACCTTATAATGTGTCTAATGATAGAATTAATACTTTGTTTAACATTTTATTTCAACAGGCACAAGATAAAAACTTTAAAGTGTTCGATAATAAGACCGATAAAGAAATTTTATCTGTTTTGGAAAACGGAAATGTAGGATTTAATAATGCTAACGGAAATATTTTTTTATGTATAAATATCAACGGCGTTTTGTATAAAAGAAGTATAAGCGAAAATGAACCTGCGGTGCCACAATCTTATATAACTCAAACTTATAAAAACGGAACAACTTGGTATAGGATATATTCAAACGGTTGGGTTGAACAGGGTGGAAGATACGCATATCAAAATTCTTATGGTTTTAAAGAAGTTACTTTGGCAATACCTATGAATGATACTGATTATTGTTTATTAAACTGTAACAACAGAAGTAGTTCTGCCGGAGATCAAAGAGACGCTTATATTATAAGTTCTACAAAAATAGCAATAGGACATGATTATAGTGCTCCTATGTGGTATGTTTGCGGTTATAAAGCTTAAGAGGTTTTTATATGTTAGGTAAAAAAATTTATAAACCAATAAAAAATTATGAAGATTATGCAAATACAGCTGTTTGGTGTAATACAAATAATGCAAATATCGAAGATAAGGGCGAATATTACGAAGTTGTGCAAAATAGCGGTCCTACTATAGATGAACAAGTTGTTGTATTGGAAAAACAAATAGAAAAAATAAATATAGATATGCTTAGAGATATATTAATTATTGATGATGACGAGCAGACAACAGAAAAGAAACAAGAAGCAAAACAATATTTAGCACAAAAAAAATCACAAAAAAATGAATTGATAGAACAAATAAATAAATTAAGAGAGGTGGAATAAAATGGCAATTCCGGCAATGGTAGCTTTAGGCGGTGCAAGTGTTTTAAGTAGTTTTTTAGGTAACATGTTCGGAGCAAATGAGGCAGCCGCAGAAAGAAAAAGAGAAGATAGAAGTAAAGCATTGGCAAGAAGTTATCTAAGTGATTACGGATATGAAAATTATCAAAGTCCATACGAAGATTTTTTTAATAATTTAATTTCAACTTACGGTAGCGGAACATTGACAAAAGGTCAAGAAGATCAATTAAATCAAGCCGCAAACGAAGGAG